CATGATTTTTTCGTGGCGCCTTTCAACGTACAGGATGCTGCACCAGCAACTTCCAGCCCCCGAGAGGTCGCATCGTTGCTGTTGTTCATCAGGATCGTGCAGGCATACGCCGCCGCTGCAGATAGGTCAGCCGTCAGCGCACCGTTATTCGCAATCCCGAGTTGCGTCGTGAGACCCGAATTCGCCACCGTACTTGCAGCAAGCGTTCCGCCCGAATTGATCGTCAGCGACGAGCAGACAAGACCGGTCGTATCGAGAGTGACCGTGTGCGTGTTGGCAATTGTGCATGTATCCGCCGTCGTAGGTGTCCCACCCCAAACCGTTGAATCAGACCAATTGCCGCTTTTTGTGCTGGTGTATGCCGCCATTATTTACTCAACCTGTCGATCAAGTCTGTCTTGGCGCGCGAACCAGCGGAGCTTCCGAAGTAAAACCCAACGATCATTGTCCAAGCCGTGCCGAGCGATCCCAGCATAACCAGTAGTGGTTCGGTTGGTCGGTAGTCGGGAGAGTACAGCATCCAGCCAAGAATACCGAAGAAGCCAAAAGTGACCAGCATCGCAAGGACACCCGGAACCCATGACCCTGTTGCGATCTGCATGTCACGCGCTGATTTGCGATCCGCAGCGTCCAACTCCTCCAGCTTGATTTTGTTGGCTTCGAGGAACTTCTGGAAGTCAATCTCTGCGGCTTTAAGGCTGGCGATCTGGTCTGGGCTGAGTTTTCCACTATTCAGTACCTCCGTGACTGCGGCAACGGTTTTCTCCGATACGCCAAGTCGATCCGCAAGAAACGACGCAGCAGCGCCACCAAGAGGCCCAGCCAAAGCCGTGCCAACCATAGGAGCAAGAGTTTTAAGCCACTCCAGACCATTGCTCATACCACCCTCCGCAAAGTCAGAAAATGCCGCCAGTCGCGCTGACTCGGCCAAGGAGCATCAACCCGCAGACGCAGAGTCTCGATGTAATGCCGCAGGAGCTTACTCATCATCACCCCAATCAAGCAGCTTCTGAATCAGATACGCCAGCGACACGAGCATCCCGGCAAACAGCACGAACAGAACGGCGTAATCAGTCAGTGTCATACCAGTACCTCATAACTTTTCCCGTCATAGGTCAGCACCTGCCCGCGCGGCGAATCAGAGAAGCCAATATGCACCCAGCCGCCATTCTGCGACTTCGGGAATTCGAGAATCAATTGATCCCATAGCAAGCGACGCTGGAATTCGCGTAGTTCGACGAGTACCTTCGCCGGCGGGCCAAACTCGGGGGATGTGATGTCCGCTGCATTGCCAACCAGATGTGCGGAGGTTTTCGATCCACCAACTGCCTTGTTCAACGCCTCGCTACGATAGCCGGACGAGACAAACACCGGGCGCCCGAGAATAAGCCGCACCTTCTCCAGCTTCTCGGCCAGCCGCTTGAGATTGTTGAGCGCCAGCGGCCCCGGCGTGTTGTCGATGCCGTGCCGCGCAGCGTAGTCGCTGCGAGTCAATTCGGCCAACGTAAAGTGATCGGAAAGTTTCATTGCCCCTCCCCTTTCTCCCGCCGCTCACACTCGTCGATGATGATCCGATCCCGGCGCGCGTAGATCCGCCGCAGAATCTCGCGCAGCTTCTCACCGCTTCCACAATTGGAATGCACGCACATGGTTTCGACGATGGCGTTGATCTGGGCGATGTCGCTCAGATCATCCAGCGTTTCGAGCCGCAGCCGGTTGATCACATGCTCCAGCGACCCTATTCGGTCATTGAGCTTGCCGATGATCCCTTCCAGCCGCTTGATCTCGTCCTGCATCCGCGTCAGCATCGAGTCACCAAGTTGCAGCGATGTTGTTTGGCTTTTCGTCGAGTAGAACGTGATGAACAGGTAGCGCAGCAAAAGGCCGAGCAGGCCCGCACCGCCAGCACCAGCAGCCACATTGGTCAGCAAATCACTCCCCATCTCGCCCCCGTCGTCCGTGAATGTAATAGCCGCTGCGAACAAACACCCACGACGCCCCAACAGCAAGGGCAAGCTCGCCGGAAATCGCCGCTGGTATCGGCCACACGCTCAGGTACATTGAGATGACAACAAACCACCACAACGTCGAGTTCCAGAAGGCGAAGTATTTGGAAAACCCGGAGTGGACGCGCCACTGCAGTAGTAGGTACAGTTGAATGACTCCTGTCAGCAGGAACATCAGCATCCAGACATCCTCGCCAGCGACCATGCTCATCACCGTGTAGGTGGGGCGCTCGAATGTGTCTCCCGGCATAGCGAGCGCCATTGCCCACATAAGCTCGGCCAGAGCAAGCAGCGAGCGGACGCCCTGCAGATCAGTCCAGAAAATCAACCTGGCAATGCGACCACGCATACCTACCCCAGCATCGCCTTGAGCTTTTCGCGCAGCGACGCCAATTTCTTCTCGGCTTCTGCGGTAGCTTTCTCGGCATCGAGTTTTGCTGCCGTCAGTTGCTTCAGTTCCAGCCGCCCTGCCTCAATCGCCTGCGTCAGTCCGCCGAGTTCGCTTAGTGCTTTGGCCTTGATCGTGCTGGCTTGGGCGATCATTTCCGCCGCGTCATCCTGTGCCTTTTTCGTAATGCCTGCGGCCGCAACCTCGGCATCCTTGACCCGGTCAGCCAACAGTGCCGCAGCGTCTTCGTCAGCAGTGAGCGTGATGGCAGCTGCCTTTTCCCTTGCCTCCTCGATCTTTGCCTTGGTTTTAGCTAGATCTTCCTTGGCTTTGGCGAGTTCAGTTCGCGCCGCCTCGGCGGAAGCCGAGCAATCCCGCGCTATATCCTCCAACGACCCAATGCGCTCAAGCTCTGCGGCGAGGCCGATCATCTGCTCATATTTGACCGCAGCCTTGCGGATAGTGGTTGCGGCATCAGCGTATTTGGACATGATCAACAGCCTCCTTTACGGGCGAGCAGGGTTGCAATGATGGTAGCGCCAGCGCCTACGGCGGACAGGCGCGGACGAACAAAGCGGGTGACCTCAGTGCATGCTTCCAGTGCGTCGGCTGTTTTGCTGATGGCGTTGCCCTGCGGGTCGGTAATAGGGCTGTAGGTAGCTACGTTGGCGCCCTCAAGCACCGCCGTAGCTCCCCCCCATGTGCCGGTCATCTGCACTGATCGATCAGCCCAGTCGGCCCAGGAGATCGGATCGCCGGTGTGATCGGCAGTGGTTAGCGTCCAGGTGTAGAGCATTACGCTCCGGTCGCCGTTGATGTCGGTCGTAGTGGGTGCGGCCATCGGTATGCCCTTTCAGAAATAAAAAACCCGGCCGGAGCCGGGTGAAGAGAGCGTCTTTGCGACACTCAGGAGGAGATCAGTTACGCTGATAATGAACCTTATCAGCGTTGAGGATTAGTAGCCTGTTGCGGTATCGAACGGACGGAAGGCAATCACCGGCCGCGAATTCTCGCTGCGTTTCGGAGCCACCAGAAGCTTGCGGATCTCTGGCTCTTCCTTGCGTGCCAGGCAGTCCAGCGCGTCGTCGTGCGCCCCAACCGGGAACGACACATACTCAGCCCTAAAGGCGTCCATGATATCGGCCTGAGATCCGTCGCTCATGCGCTTGATCAATGACCTCGGCATCCACGTCCTGGACTGCTGGAACCCCGGGATCAGGCGCCGGATGCGGTCCTCTTTCTTGGTGGCACCACCGAGTTCTATGATCCTGAACCGATACTGCTGCCGCTCCTGCTCAATCCTGATGTGCTCGATGTCAGCCTGCAGGCCGTAGCTCTCGTAGCCAACTGCAGCCGGGTTGTGCCGCCGCACCAACTCGAACAGTGCTTCAGTTCGCTCCGTCAGATTCAGGCGATCACGCACGCCATCGACAACGTAATCATTCCCATCGGCCCCAACACCAACGACCCACATGCTGGTGTAGTCGCCGCGGCTCTTTGTCTTACCGCTGGACGGATCGACCAGGATCACGCGCACGCCAGTGGCAGGCTGATTCACCCAGTAATTCATCCAACCTATCTGTAACTCGCCGCCACCGATCGGCCGCGGTTCCTGCTGGTACAGCGCCGTCCAGGTCCGTGGCTCGCGCTTGGCTGCCTCAACCATCTGCGGCGTGAACCACTCAGGCCAGAGCAACTCACCCGGCTGGCGCCCGAGAGGATCATCCTCTCCGGCCTCCATCGCGATCTTGATCACCCGCACCCGCAGCGTCGATGACTTCAGATCCTCAAGCATTCGCCCGGCCAGATCATCCTCATGCCAGCGCGTCATGATCAACACGACCGCAGCGCCTGGCTTTAGGCGGGTCATCAGATCATCACGCCACCAGGCCCATTGCTTGTCGCGCACAGTTTGGCTGTCAGCGTCCTCCCGGCTCTTTACCGGGTCGTCGATGATGGCCAGGTCAGCGCGCCGGCCAGTGACCGAGCCACCAACACCAGCGGCGAAGTACTCGCCACCGTGCAGTGTGTCCCAACGTCCAGCCGCCGAGCTGTCGGCACTCAAGCCGGACCCCGGGAAGATCGCTGCATGTTCCTCGCTGGCGTACAGATTGCGCACCCGGCGCCCGAAGCGATCGGCGAGCTCTTGCGTGTGAGACGCTGAGATCACGCATCGATCGGGATGCCGGCCGAGATACCAGCCGCCGAAGATCACGCTTCCATACGTCGACTTGGCCGAGCCTGGAGGCATCATGACCAACAGCACGTCGCACTGCCCCGCCTCGACAGCCTCAAGCCCTTCAATCAAAACCTTGTGATGTAGCGCCGGCTTTACGCCGCCAGCGACCTCTGCGTACATCTCCAGCGAATCTCTCGCCTCGAGGCGCCGGCGCATCTCAAGCAGCCGCAGCACCTCGAGCTTTTGTTCGTCGGTCAAATCTTCACACCGTAGGCCGCCAAACGGGCCTCAATCTCTTCCCTGCTCAACTCGTGCTGCACCTTGGCGTCCATCGTCACATTCGACAGCTTCGGGTGACAGTACGGCGCCGATGCCTTTGCAGCCTCGAATCGCTTGTCTGGATCAGCGCTGCCGTCGCGCATGATTCCAAGCATGTACTCAAGCGGCGTTACACCACTCGCAGCCACCGCGGCCGCTGCTTCCTTCTTGAAGAGATCACTGGAGCCAGCTTTTCGTCCAGCGCCCTCTCGCTTTCCACCTCTTGGCATGATGGTTTATTTGATAAAAATCATTGTTCTTATGACACGGTTTGTAGTTGTTTTTACTACAACCCACCACCACGCACCGACTTGAACCCTTGATCCATATCGCCCTGGGCCTCAGCCTGGGCGGCACCCGGATCTGCGATCTGCTCGGACGTCAAGATCTTGGCCGCGGCAAGCAGGGCGGTCTTGATGTCCTGGAAGGACTCGCCACCGCCTTCTATCGCCTCTTTAGGCGGGCACTCGACAACAGTCAATGACCCGTCGTCCTGCATGGTGATCTCGACGCACTTTGCCATGATATTGTCCTATCGACACGTTTCTTATGGGCGAGCGCCGCCCAACCTGTTACGATCATAAACAATTTCTATGGGCTGGTCAATGGCTGTTTATCCGGTAATGATTGATGGCAACAAGGGCAAATACCCTGCTCCTTGAGTTGCTCGGCCTTGCGCTTCTTCACCGCGGCGTGCAGCGCTGACTCGCTGATATCAACTTCCCTGGCGGCCTGGCGGACTGTCTTGCCCGCATCAATCAGTTGTAGAGCTCGTTCTGTGTTGGTCATGTCATGGAAACCTGTGGTCTGAGGTGTCGCGATTCTACGGCCTCAACAGACAACCTCAAAATAATTGCACAAAGTACTTGACAACCTGTGAAGTTGAGAACAGAATACGTCTCAGCAGGCAACCGAAACAGCGCGAAAGCGGCAACTCTAGTACCTGCTCCCGCTCAGATCCACCGAATCCCAGGTGGTTAGCCGGAAGGGGCCGATCGATAACGGATCGGAAAGGTCAGCCGGTAGAAGTCCGGCTCTGAAGAGCAAGAGCGAAACCAACCTGGAGAACTGAGATGCGCCCACAACTCATGCAACAACTGCGAAGACTCAGTCTGATCAATCACGACGGCTACGACCCACGCATCAGCGTGATCAGCGCCGGCCGCAACAAGAATGGGAGTAAGAAACCATGACCGCCCACCTAGGCCAGGTCCACATCCACCGCATCGAACCGTTGAGCCTGCGCTCTGCCCGCCGCATCGCCAGCCGCATCAACCGGCAGCCGCCGGTCTTAACTTGGAGACAGTTATGGAATCACTAATCAGACAACCCGCCTACCTACTGGAAGGCGACACCGCGCTCGACACCTGCGGCCCCGCCGTTCATACCGTCGAGTTTCACATCACCCACCTGCAAGCGCTTCATCCTCGGCGCCAACGGGTTATGCAAGTAACCGGAACCGCTGGCGAACTTCATAGCGTGGCCAACTACATCCTGGCTACCGTACCCTACGAAGCTGACCGGAATTAACACCCTGGTAAAACACCCCAAGCCCTCGGCGCCCTCGTGGTCCCGGGGGCTTTTTTATTCGCAAATCAGTATCCCGTTTAGCCTCATAGCAACCCCCTCCCCCTCGCCTTCCGCTCAAACGCCTCCACAGCCTCAAGGAAGGCCACCTCGGGCTCGCCGTCACCAAACCATGCACCGCCGCAGTAGATCGTCACCAGCGGCCTCCTGTGAGCCTCCGGCATCCCTCCCGCACCGCGGTCACCGTAGATGATCGCCATCGCGCTGGCAGCCACGGCCCGCTCGACCTCGTCGGCAAGATCCTCAAAGTCATTGATGGTCGATCTGACGTCGAAGCCGGCCGATGCCTTCGGCCAGCCACGCACGCCACCATCGCTCGATCGCATCAGCACACCCCAGGCGCTCAGCACGCCGTCCGTCGCCGCATCAACCATCGCCCTGTAGTTTGCTACTTCCTCCCAACTCACTCGCTTCATCAGTGCAATACCTCCGTCCCTGACACCAACTCGACAATCCGGTCACTTAGCGCCTCAATCGTCATGACCATGATCCTCTGGCAGTCCCCGACATCCGTACAACCCGCCGCCAGGACATCGACCAAGGCAAGATCAGACGCCAGCGCCGACTGCCCATCAATCACATCGATCAACTCACCGGTCAGCCTGTCGACTTCGTTCTCAAGTTCCTGGTCAGTCATTTACTCCTCCCCTTGTAATCGGCACACCATTCCCTCCAGATCCTCTTGCGCAGATGGCACCACGGCCTGGGACCTAAGAACATCCGCTTGACCCTCCAAAAAATGCAGCCTTCGCAGGTTTTCATCCAAGGTACTCCTTGAGTCCGTTAATTGCCTCATCCGCCGATCGCCATACCGCCACCTTCCAGCCCTGGGCCTCGTAGTGATCCATCCATTCCTTTTGCTTTTCACTAACCCGTCCCGTCGGCACATCATTGATCACAATGGTAATCCCACCATCAGCAAACGATGTAGTGTGCTCCTTGTCTGCACCATAGCGTTTTCTATTATTAACCTGCATCAACCACTTGAGCGTATCCACAGCCAACTTTGCCCGTTGCACATCCTCCAGAGAATCCCCGTTGATTCGCTCCAGTAACATATCCTCCATCACCAAAGCCCCAATCACCTTGGCTTCATCAAACCGTTTCTTCCGTTCAGGGTCACGGTTCATCCAAGAGTAGAACTTACCCTTGTCGATATTGCGAGGATCCTCCTTGAGCGTCTGACTTGGTGGAATTCCAGCCTCCACCCCTTCTATCACACGTTCAAATACAGACTCAAATGCGATGCGTTATATCTCCCTGTGGTCTTTAGTCACAGGGTACGCATCATTCAAATCCATTGGTTTAAGCCAATCGGGGATATCAGTTTCCATAGTCTATTTGTATCACAAGTGTTGGGTAAGGTCAATTATAACTGGTTATAGATTATATGATGACCGAAATCAGGTTTCTGGTGAGAGTGGGTGCATGCAAAAACTTTCACAAGCCGAGCGACCCCTCCCCCCCCCGGTGTCAGTGTGTCCAGGCGACAGCATGATGCAAGCATGGGAGCATGATGGGAGCATGGCACACCAAGTACCGGCAGCAGGTGGCACCCAGGCACCGGCAACAGGTGGCACCCAGGCACCATTGGCACCAATGGCGACAGGATTAGAGCAGCGTTAGAGATTAGGGAATCTTGTATCTATAACAGATTGCGGAATGATTCAACTATCTGAAACACTGGCACGTTGGTGACATTAGATGTTTACGTATGTATTTGGCACCACTGCCCCATGCGTGTTAAAGGGAAAATTATTCTAAGTTACCCCCATTTGAAAAAAAGTACCCCTTAGCCGTCCGGCACAGTTGGCGCCAATGACAAACGTCAGACACATAAGAAAAAGTGATACAAGAGACACGAGATCCACAAAAGAAGTGATTAGACTTTGTCTGATGTTGTAGTAGAATTTGAAACGTACCGCAACGAAACGCGGGGAAAACTGGGGATGACCATGGGACATTTCTTGACTCAACTGCGCCAGCGTTACGACGCTGGGCAAATCAGTGCGGGCGATGTGTACCACTCTGTCTGCCTACTGATCGAAGTCTTTAACAATGAATTAGGAGAATGAGTCATGCTGACAGAAAAGCAGCTAACTATGTGGGTCGATCAACTTGAAGCCATGTTGCCGGAGTTACGCAAGCACTATGCGGAACTAGAAGATGAGCAAAGCGCATACAACACTGTTGCGCTGTTCAATATTGGTAAAGCTATTGATAGCGTAACCGATGCGATTATCGGGCTTAAGGGGGAATGAATCATGTCCGTTTATCAGGTATTCGTGCAAGGCAGTGATAAAAAATATCTAGTTTGCGCTGATACCGAACTCCATGCTGCGCAATGTTTCCGCGATACCTATCGCCGCCTTCGGAATCGCAATCTAACAATCATTAAGCTATAAGCGACACGCCCCAATAGCCATTCCTGCGAGTGGCTATTGGGGCAATGTTGCCAGATCAAACAATAATGGGGCATACCATGATTGCTATCTACACAAAATACATTCCTGCAACTGATCGCAAGGGTTCTCGCATCAAGGCATACGATGTTCCAATGAACGGAGACAAGATGCGCAGTGTATCGATCAGCTACCCGCATGAGTTATCCGGTGAAATGGTGCATTTCGAGGCTGTAAAAGCGTTTGTTGCGAAACACCTTAAATACGCGCCATCGCTTGATGAAATGCGTTATGGCAATGCGCCAAATGGTTACGTTTTCTGCTTTGCTCAATCAATTGTGGGGAAATAATCATGATCCGCGAAACAATCGCCAGCGCATTGGCGACAATCGCCACCGTCCTGTTAGTGTCGAGTGGTATCGTTGCCACCTATGCGCCGCATCATGGCGTTGTTTTATCTTTAGTGGCATTGTGCTTTGGCGGCGCGGCTATGCTATTCCTTGATGAGGATTAACAAATGGGCTTTATTGCTATGTTGGTGTCTATCCTGGTGGTATTGACTCGGCGCTTCAGTTAGAATCTAACCGCTCCCCCTCGCCGCGCAATGCGGCTTCGCCCACCGTGTAGCGATAACGCTCCGGTGGGCTTTTCTTTTCAATCCATTGTGGTGGGATCATACCCCGCAGCTATACGTCGTGGTATTTTGCCGCCGCTAGTGCGATGGATCATATCGTTGATGCGCTGGCGGGCCTTGATTGTCTCGACACGATGATCCTTATCAAGATCAGCGATAACGGGGTTTAGCGCCCATCTGACGGTCTTACCATTCTGTTCCAGTATGGTAGCCCATCCTGACCGCTCAAGAACCGCCATAGCGTCTAAAACGACCGCATCCTGCCTATGGTGGGGTATATCTGCAAGCTGACGTTTCGCAGAGCGTTTAATCTCGCGCAGCGTTATGGTCTGCTGCTGTCCGATCACATACACGATGTGATTCAATACCCACTTATCTAGCGATCCGTTCTCTATACCTTCGATTTCACCATGTACGAATCGCATAGCCGGGATGATGTAATCCATCACCAAGGACAGCGCATGGTGGGTTGTCTGCTCCGATACCTCTATAACCGATGGGTCGGTCAGCAGATGGTATATGAGGATCAATCGACCAGCAGTTCCCTCGATCTTCGATATGGATTCTATATATGGATCGGATGCCGATATAAGCCGTTCATCTTTTTTTAGCCTTATATACCATTCCTGAAATTCCCTGAATATTATATATGCTTTTTCCGATAGTTTATATTCGGTAATAGGTTGGTTATATATACGCCTTATAGCTTCCTCATATTGCAATTGAGATATGGAATCATATGCAGATGGATCATTTAATACATCACTATATTCATCATTTATAACTGCAAATATGAACCTTTGTATAAGTCCATCTTCCGTTAATTTCTCAAAATGGTTTTTCAGTACATTCGGTTGAGCATTCCCATGTATGGATAAGGCGAAATGCTCGATGAACGAATAGCCTTCTGATTTTCCATCGCCTACACGGTCGAGATATTTCGACCGGCAGTTGTATCCCTCAACCCATGTTGATCGGTCATCGCCTGATTGGGGGTTGGTTATACGGGAGAACCATCCCTTCATTTCATCAAGGATGAGTGACACGCCACGGGGTCGATCTTCTACCATACGTAGGATCTTCTGGGAGGTAACATCATTGGCTTGAAGGCGTAACCTTGCCGGTCTAGCGGGTTGCGCTGTGACGGGTGGGAGGGACGATATATCTAGCTGACCACCAAGTAGATGGTTGGCATCCTGTGCAGCTTGTAGATATGCCTTCTTCGATGCAGCATAGGCGGCATCCAATGCCTCGAACTTCTGGAGTTCCTGCTTATAGCGCGGCAGGTCTTCCTGTTCCAGAATTCGCAGGATGCGATACATAGGTTCTGCTGCTGATGTCTTTTTCGCAGATGGTGAGCCTATAGTCATCGTCCAGAGTACAGGGGGAACTTTCCAGTCTGCCATCAGAGTGAGCCGGTGGCGTTTATCGGCTACTGACGATGCGACTGCCAGACCTGCGAAGATAGGTACTAGCGGGTCTGCTGCGAACTCTTTAGAGAGAACTTTGGCGCGACTGGTGAGGATTGGGGGAAACATATCCAGATTAACTGCTGGAGGATGAATCACCATGTCCTGAATAATCGACTTTGGGCCTATGGGGTCGACTCCCTTGAACATGTGGGAAACATCTGGGATAGGTCGAGTCCATCCGGCTTGCGTGGCGTAATGGAACAGGGTGCCGAGTTTGATACCAGTCTGATCTGCCTTGAACGATTTCCAGCAGGTCATAATGTCCCGTTGTCCTTTGTACTTCGTTGATGATCCGGCTGACCACTCATCGAATATCACTAATGCCTGATCGAGTTGATCGGTGGCAGTCCCGGCATAGTGCAGCGCCATACCGATCTGCACCCAGTCATCACGGGCAATCGACGGGTCTATATAGTCCAGTGCCTGCTTGATCTCATCCCATGATGCATCGACCGACCCTGATACATTGATCGTGCGCTCCGTATCGTCCTCCAGCAGCGTCTGCCAGAGACTGAGCAGGGGCATGGGGATGGTGGGTAAGCGTTGCCAGTGACCTTTGCCACCCCATGTGTAGGGTTGGCATGTGATGGGGTGTATGGTGGGTGGCAGTACATCCTGCACCGTTAAGCCTGATGCCGTGGCGCAGCGGAAGTCCAGATAGTTGTACTTATCACCCGTGGGGAGCGTGTCGATCAGCTTCTTGCTGGTCAGGGAGAGACCGAATGGCATCGCATAGAGCAGTTTCCCGTGTCCAGGGTTGCCGCTGTTGATGATCACGGCATCCGGTGCATCGTAGAGTGCTTGCAGGTCTATATCGTGTTTTGCCAGTTCTGCTGCAGCACGTTCCCAGTTGTCTATATCCAGTGCCATCGTGCCGCTGTATGCGTGGCAGAGGCCGACACCGTAGCCGGATGGGATCATGTTGGGGTCGGTGATGGTGTTCTCTTTCTTGTTCCACCCGACGTTCTTCGGGCCTTTGGTGCCACTTGATATAGGGCAGAGATGCCAACCTTGACGCACATAGGGATCGAAGCTGACAGGGAGGGATGCGACTTGCGGTAGAGCAGACATTGTTACTCCTTGGAAATTATTTTTTTGGGACTGCTATTGACAAGTGTAAAACAAACGTCTAAACTTTGCAACACCTGATCAACTGAAGGAGAGTTCAGTGGTAACCAAGAAGACGAAAGACCAGCAGATAGCAGTGCGGGTGTCGCCGGAGACTCGGCGGCAGTTCATCAACCTCAGTGCCAAGTATGGTGGCACATCCTATGTCCTGCGGGAATTGGTGGAGGCATTCATCGAGAACCGTGTGGAAATTGCAGCACCCAAAAACCCCCTCTTTACCCTGAAAGGTCAATCATGAAAATAATAAATAGATTCAATGGAATGACTATGTTGGAAATTGAAACACTCAGTGGTGCCGACCTCCGTGGTGCCAACCTCATTGATGCCGACCTCAGTGGTGCCAACCTCAGTGATGCCAACCTCATTGGTGCCAACCTCATTGATGCCGACCTCCGTGGTACCAACCTCAGTGGTACCAACCTCAGTGGTGCCGACCTCCGTGATGCTGGCCTCAGTGGTGCCAACCTCAGTGGTGTCAACCTCAGTGATGCCAACCTCAATGGTGCCAACCTCATTGATGCCGACCTCAGTGGTGCCAACCTCATTGGTGCCGACCTCAGTGGTACCAACCTCAGTGGTGCCAACCTCAATGGTGCCAACCTCAGTGGTGCCGACCTCCGTGATGCCGACCTCATTGGTGCCAACCTCAGTGGTGCCGACCTCAGTGACGCCAACCTCCGTGGTGCCAACCTCAGTGGTGTCAACCTCAGTGGTGTCAACCTCAGTGATACCAACCTCAGTGGTGCCGACCTCATTGGTGCCAACCTCAGTGGTGCCGACCTCAGTGACGCCAACCTCAGTGGTGTCAACCTCAGTGATACCAACCTCAGTGGTGCCAACCTCAGTGGTGTCAACCTCAGTGATGCCGACCTCCGTGGTACCAACCTCAGTGGTGCCGACCTCATTGGTGCCAACCTCCGTGGTACCAACCTCAGTGGTGCTTATATTCGGTTCTTAGACCGTATTTTTCAACTGAAAGGCCAATCATGAAATCCGAAATCATCGTAATTGCTGAAGCGATCCTGGCTAACACTCAAGTTCTCAAGATGCTGATCGAGAAACTCCCTCCCGCTGTTGCCGAGAAGGTGGCAGAGAAAGTTGCCGAGTCTAATCCTACACCAGCACCTGCACCCGTGGCAACTCCCGCGCCGGCACCCGTGGCAACCCCTGCACCGGCACCCGTGGTAGTCGAGACTCCTACACCCGTGACTGTTACTGTATCCCCTGTGGTGGTCGAGACTGCCGCAGCACCCGCTAAACCCACCCATGCGCCCTTCACGACTCAGAAGGAAATGGTGGGTTGGATCATGGGCGTTTATCAGGTGATGGGGCCGACGAAGGGGGCTCAGATCCAAGGAGTGCTGGACAAGATGGGGATTAAGAACATCTCCGAGGTCAAGCCGGAACAGTATCAGGTATTGTTCGATAACGTCGAGGCATTGAAAAATGGTGCATGAGAACTTATCCCCGTCGAAGTCACCCCGGTGGCGTAAGTGTCCAGGTTCCGTCAGGGAAGAAGCGCAGTACCCTGATAAGAGATCCAGTCCTGCTGCCATTGATGGTACGCATACCCATACCGTACTCGCCAAATGTATTGAAACTCCATTCTTTCCCCCTTCTGCATGGGTTGGACAGGAGATGGAGGATCAGGATGGTAAATTCACTGTTGATGCTGATCGTGCCGAGCGTGTCCAGTTCGCGCTCGACTTTATCCTCTCTCGTGGTGGTCGAGTGTTATCTGAGCGTAAGGTCGATCCGGCACCACTGATCGGTATCAATGGACTAGGTGGTACGGCAGACATCACGATCCTTGGTGATGACTACATTGAGGTATGGGACTACAAGGATGGCGTGTCGATTGTTGATGCTGAGACTCCCCAGTTGGAGCAATACGGGTTCGGTGTATTGGCGGGATTGAATGACTTCAGTCAGTACAAACGGATCACATTGGGGATTATTCAACCTAAGTTGCGTAGTAAGGGGATGGATGGGTATGTATCAATCACTAAGACCATTGATGAGTTCCTTGCTGGCTTACCACAGATTGCCCTCGATGCCCAGGCTACGCAAGATCCGAATGCGCCACTGATCTCGGGTGATCACTGCCATTACTGTAAGCACAAGGTAAACTGTACTGTGTTGAATGGGGTAGTTGCCGAGGTATTCCCCGACCTGACCACAGTAATAACGCCTACCGACAAGATTCGTATGGTGATCGAGCGCAAGGCGTTGATCCTTGATCTGATCGAGAGTGCCGAGAAGGAAGCACTGCGCCTCGCTGAGATCGGACAACCCATTGCAGGTCTAAAGGTTGTTCGTGGTCGTGGCAGTCGTGACTGGGCAGTACCGGAGGATCAGGTGCTGGCGTTTCTCAAGAAGGCAGGGGTGCCGTCTGATGACTGTTACAGTCGCAAAGTGGTATCCCCTACCCAAGCTGAGAAGTTGAAGTGGACTAAACGCGATGGGTCAGAGCATGTGCTGTCCGATAAGCACAAGACCCAGATGCAGACCGAGTTCATCAAAAAGTCTGAAGGTTCTTTGACCGTAGTACCCGCCGCAGACAAGCGGCAAGCAGTAGAATTGGGTGTCGCTTCGATGTTCGCGGCGATACCTGCTAATCCCTCTTAATGGAGAATCAAAATGTCTGAAATCGTTTATTTGCAAAATGTTCGTCTGTCGTTCCCCCATCTGGTTGAACCGCATTCCCCGGCACCCAATGCCGTCAAGAAGTACAGTGCGGATTTCATCATGGCGCAAGACCACGCAGGTTTCAAGCAGTTCATGGCGCGGGTTGCCGCTATAGCCCAAGAGAAGTGGAAGGAAAACTCCCCTGCCGTCCTCCAGATGATCCAAGCAGACCGTAAGCTGCGCTGTTTTGGTGGCCCCGCTGACAAGGTTGATAAGAAGACCTTCAAGCCGTATAGCGGTTACGATGGGAACGTCTACATCAGTGCCAACAAAGATCAGATGCCACAGATGATCCGTCTGGATGGCACTCCTGTTGATGCTGGCAACACGATGGAGTATCAGCAACTGGCGAGGAAACTGTACGGTGGCTGCTTCGTCAATGCCGCTGTTCGCCCGTGGGTGCAGGAGAACCAATATGGTCGTGGTATTCGTTGCGACCTGATTGCGATCCAGTTCGCCAGCGATGGTGAGGCATTCGGTGAAGGTGCTGCTGATGCGTCCTCGCTGTTTGGTGCCGTGGGTGCTGCCCCTGCTGCTCCAGCATTTCCTGCCTTCCTGATGCCGCAATAAGGGACTGGGGGAGCAATCCCCCTTTTCAAAACCATATGTGAAACGTGCTATCACTGTAGGCAGAAACTGACGTTTCTCGGATTCCGAGATTGGTGTCGTTTGTATAAGCGATACACCACCATTAAATGTGTCGATTGGAGACAGAAATAAATGCCCAAAGGATATAAACATGGGTTAAGGTTTACCCCTGAGTACGGAGTATGGATCAATATGCGTCAGAGGTGTAATAACCCAAGTAGACACGATTCATATTATTACGCCCATATATCTATATGTCCTGAATGGGACGATCCTATTCGGTTCATCCATGATATGGGGTTACGACCAACACCTAACCATCAAATTGATCGTAAGGATAATACAAAAGGATATTCGAAAGACAATTGTTATTGGGCCGATAAGACTACCCAAATGAGAAACACACGAATTGCTAAGTGGTGGTTCGTCGATGGTATTAGATATGCAAGTCTGAGTCATGCAGCGAAGATATTTGGTGTGACAATTAGTAGGATAAAAGTTTGGTGTGAAGGGAGATCTGACGGGGGTTATGTTTACCCACCGAAACCTAATTGTTGGTCAGAACTAAAATATGATTGACATTGTGTACGATTCGGAAGTCTACCCGAATTGCTTCACTCTGGCAGCGGAGCATTCGGGTCTACCTCTTACTTGGTCTTTTGAGATCAGCGACTATCGTGATGACTACGACCAGATCCTTGAGTGGTGTCGATATCTGATCTCGATTGATGCGAGGCTAGTGGGGTTCAACAATGTCGGGTTCGATTACCCCATCCTCCATTTACTGCTCAAGGGGCGCACAAACGCTTTGGCGCTCTATAACAAGGCGCAGTCGATCATTGGGTCGGACAACAAGTTTGAAGGAATGATCTACCCGTCAGATCGTCTTATCCCCCAGGTCGATCTCTACAAGATCCACCACTTTGACAACAAGGCGAGAACGACATCGTTGAAGGCACTGGAATTCCAGATGCGTATGGACAACATTAGCGATCTGCCGTTCCCTGTTGGTACTACGTTGAATCCTGACCAAATTAAAGTGCTACATGACTATAACGCCTATGACGTTAAGGCAACCAAGCAGTTCTATCATCAGTCATTGGAGCAGATCAGGTTCCGTGAGGAACTGACAGTCAAGCATGGCAGGGATTTCATTAACCACAACGACACAAAGATCGGTGCTGAGATCTTCCAGATGGAACTGGAACGGGTTGGTGTCCAGTGTTACACATACACTACTGAGGGTCGAGTTCCACGCCAAACAAATCGCGAATTCATCCACCTTCAAGAGTGTGTTCCCACATGGGTGCAATTCACACACCCTGAGTTCCAACGGGTCAGAGACTGGTTCAGCACCCAGGTCATCACTGAAACCAAGGGGGTCTTCAAGGATGTTGTCGCTACCGTCAAGGGACTCGAATTCGTCTATGGTACTGGAGGACTCCACGCCTCCGTTGAGAACAAGGTGTTCATTGCTGATGACGAGTGGATGATCCTCGACATGGATGTAAGCAGTTTGTATCCATCCATCGCTATTGAACACAGTCATTACCCTGAGCATCTTGGCCCTCGCTTCGTTGATGTCTATCGTGATCTACGCACTCAGCGAATAGGATACAAGAAAGGCACTGCCGAGAATGCCATGCTCAAGCTGGCGCTCAACGGGACATACGGTAAGTCCAACGATAAGTTCAGCATCTTCTATGATCCCCTATTCACCATGAAGATTACCATTGGCGGGCAGATGATGCTCTCCCTGCTTGCCGAGCGTTTGATGTATATCCATGAGAATCTGGAGATCATACAGGTCAATACGGATGGTATCACGGTCAGGATGAAGCGTAGTGCGCGGGATACGGTGGATGCGATCTGCAAGTATTGGGAGAAGCAGACCAAACTGAACTTGGAGTATGCCGAGTACAGCAAGATGGTCATCCGCGATGTTAATAACTATCTGGCAGTCAAGACAGATGGTGATGTGAAGCGCAAGGGTGCCTATGAGTACGACAAGGAGTGGCACCAAGACAGTTCTGCTTCTGTGGTTGCCAAGGTTGCCGAGCAGCATCTGGTCTATGGCAAACCCATTGATGAGACTGTCATCACATGGCCTGATCTGATGGACTTCATGATCCGCGTCAAGGTGCCTCGCAGTTCTCGCCTGATCTACACCGACGAAGAAGGGCAACGACAGGTCGAGAACACCATGCGCTACTACATCAGCGATGCTGGTGGCACGTTACTCAAGGTCATGCCACCGTTGAAGGGTAAGACCGAGAACAGATGGTTCGACGTACAGAAGGACTGCAAGGTCTGCATTTGCAATAACCTGACAGATGCCACCTTGCCGGTCAGTTACCAATGGTACATAGATGAGGTAAAGAAACTGTGTCTAACATGATAGAATTCAAGCATGATTACAATATCTAGACTTAATGAACTTCTTATTTATGACCCGACAACTGGTAAGTTGATATGGAAACCTAGACCTGGCTGTGCGCGGAATGACAGAGCCGGAAAAGTAGCTGGGTGTCTTAGACCAGATGGGTATTTAGGTGTGAGTATTGATAGAAGACCGTTACTTGCTCATCGGGTGATATGGGCAATGTACCACGGGAAATGGCCCATGTCGTACTTAGACCATATAAATAGGGTCAGAAACGATAATAGGATTGAAAATCTAAGAGAGGTCACATATTCTCAAAATTGTCAGAATACAAAAAGATCTATAAGAAACACGCAAGGAGTCAAGGGGGTTTATAGTAATTCCGGAGGTTATGAGGCCAGAATTTATATTAATAAGAAACTTATATATCTTGGGTTTTACAAAACTAAAGATGAGGCAATTGCTGCAAGGAAGGCCGCACATAAAATTTATCATACTCATTGTGGGGAGGAATAGTGGTCGAAAAAGACATAGAGAAGAAGGTCAAGGGGTACGCCGAGTCAAAAGGGTGGCTGACTCGGAAATGGACATCACCAGGGCATTCATTTGTACCTGACCAGATATTCATTCGTCCTGACGGCCTAGTGGTGTTCATCGAGTTCAAACAGGCAGGTAAGAAACCCACTGCGGGTCAGCTGCGGGAGCATACCCGTCTGCGTGACCACGGGTGCCTGGTGTATGTGATTGACTCGGTAGATGCGGGGAAGGCAATGGTGGATCATTATTTATGAACATTCTGGTGGCTTGTGAATACAGTGGTCGAGTACGGGATGCCTTTGCTGCCAAGGGACACTTCGCAATGTCTTGTGATCTATTGTCGTCTGACGCACCAGGGAATCATTACCAAGGTGATGTTTTTGACATCATTGGCCAAGGGTGGGATCTGATGGTAGCACATCCTCCATGTACGGATATTGCAGTATCGGGTGCTGTATGGTTCAAAGAGAAGATAGCGGATGGAAGACAACAGAGAGCATTGGATTTTGTGCAAATGTTGATGGATGCTCCGATACCAAGGATAGCCATTGAGAACCCTATCAGTGTAATCAGCAGCAAGATCCGCAAACCCGACCAGATCATTCAACCGTGGATGTTTGGACATATGGAACAGAAAACCACTTGCCTATGGTTGAAAGGGTTGCCAAAACTGATTCCAACAAACAACGTCAAGGATGAAATGATGCTGTTACCTAAGAATCAGAGAGAGAGACTACACTATTTACCACCCAGTCCTGATCGTTGGAAAGAGCGTAGTCGTACCTACCAAGGTATCGCAGATGCAATGGCCCATCAATGGGGATCATTATGCTAACCCGTGAGCAACTCCATTCGTACCAACAAAAGGCCGTCCTGTTCCAATCCACTCACCCTGCCTCTGCACTCTGGCTCGATATGGGGTTGGGTAAGACCGCTATCACCCTCACCAGCATTGCTGACCTGATCGGTTGTGGCTACCTCAAGGCAGTTGTGATCGTTGCACCCATTCGTGTGTGCCGTCTAGTGTGGCGGCAGGAGGCAGCAAAGTGGGAACATACTAAAGGATTACGGTTCAGTATGGTGATGGGTACGAAGGATCAGCGTACTCGTGCCTTGCTACGCGAGGCAGATGTTTATCTCATCAACTATGAAAACCTTGGTTGGCTATCCGAGACACTCAAGACTTACTTCATCGACAAGGACACCCCGTTCCCATTCGATGGGATCGTCTATGACGAGATTAGCAAGTGCAAGAACTCAGCAACTCAACGGGTCAAGGCATTGAGGAAAGTGTTACCCAAGTTCGCATGGACTACAGGACTGACAGGCACACCCGCCAGCAACGGTTACAAAGATCTCCATGGACAATACTTGGTACTTGACCAAGGGGTACGCTTGGGAACCTCTAAAACAGCGTTTAAGACCCGTTTCTACCGTAAGGAAGGCCCATACAAGGAAGTACCATACTCGGACACTGAGGAAACGATTAAACGCCTCATAGGAGACATTACTCTGGAGATGTCAGCCGAGGACTACAACCCATTACCGGACATGATTATCCACGATGTAGAGGTCGAACTGACCGACGATCTTCGCTCCATGTATGACCGGATGGAAAGAGAATTCTTCTTGGCACTCGACAACGGCACCGAGGTTGAGATGTTCAATGCTGCCAGCCTCACTAACAAGTGCCTACAGTTCAGTAATGGTGCGCTTTACCCCATTCCTGGCGACCCCAAGTGGGAGTACATCCATGACCTTAAACTTGATGCCTTGGAAGACATCATCGAAGAATGCGCCAGTCAGCCTATCCTCTGCTCCTACGCTTACCGCAGTGACGCTGAGAGGATCATGGAGCGATTCAAGGATCTGAAACCCGTCAATCTGACGGAGTGTAAAACCGAGGCATCACTGAAGGCAGCAATGGAATACTGGCAATCGGGAGAGTGCGCCCTGATGATCGGACATCCTGCCAGTATGGGACATGGTATCGACGGACTACAGAAGATCGGACATCACCTAGTCTGGTTCGGTCTGAACTGGAGCCTCGACTTATACGACCAGTTCAATGCTCGTATCCGTCGTCAAGGGCAAGGTATCCCTGTGATTTGCCATCGTATTCTGACCCTCGACACCCTCGATCATGCGCAAGCACTGGCACTGAATGATAAGGCCGACACACAAAACTCCCTTAGAAACGCGATAAAGTCTTATAGATTATCGAAGGAAAAGTCTTGACTGTTGGAAAATGTGAGATTAAGATACATACACATGTTCAACAGACAGGAGACAAACGTGGAACAGATGATCATGGATGCGCTACTTAACGACTACGGAATTTTGAACCGTGAGTTGTCGAATCTGCGGGAAGACCAGTTGTTCAAGTTGATCGAACGTGAAATTGAGACTCGGAAGCGTAAGAGTTTCGTCGAGCGTATCCATCAGCGTTACGCAAAACTCAAGACGGCACGGGAACGTGCTGAGATTATGGAGAGGTTAGTATGACCGACAAAGACCGCATGGACTGGTTAGTTACTAACTGCTACTACATGGAGCATGACAAAAAAGACCCTGATGGGTTCTGGCCCCATAACGCAGAACCTGGGTTGCACTTCAACCCAGACTACACTGAACTGACTTTGTGCGAGTACATTGACCAACGAATCAGGGATCAAAAATGACCACTGACAGCAAATGCACCGATCACACCGTACTGTCGCGCACAGATAGCGGCGTGCAGATGGTCGAATACCTGGCGCTCAACCATCCTCTGACGGGGCCATACCGTGAGCAGTTGAAGCAACTCGGTGACTCCTGTATCCGCTATCGTGAGAAAGGGATGCAGGAGGAATACGATGACTCATTTGCCATGCTCAACATGCTTGACTCTAGTATGCGTAAGCAGTTTGGCGTAACGGTCAAGCGTCCTGTGATACAACCTGTAAGGAGGACATGATGCCTAGCAAACACAAGTCTAAAGTGTGGAAGATACCTCTCATACTGACGGACAAGGATGTGGATGCCGAATGTACGCCTAACCGTGTGATCCGCTCCGGTCTATTCCATATGTGGCAGAAGTTCCCCACAGTAACCCGTGAAGTGCGTTACCGGCTAGGAGTCTCGACACGCCAGATGTGGGAGGCAAAGTGGGCCTCGCGTGATGCCTTGGTGGATTCTGTTACGGGGCAACTCTACATCGACGGTAAGTGTCAGTCTGGGGATCAATGGGTGCTTCCATGAAATATTTCTACGCACTGATGCTGTGGCTGACCGAGTTCGAGTTAGCTATCACCCGTTCCACGGGACGCAACCCCGAGAATATCCGGCGGCTGACGCAGGATTACAACCGCTGGCTGTGTGAAGTGCAGCTTTGCGAAATACGGAGGATGGTATGACTTGGGACAAAGCCATCGTGATTGCCAGTTTTGCCGGTGGATGCTTCGCTCTTGGTCTGATGTTGGGTGAAGCCAAACCTCTCCCTCCGGTGCAGAAGGTCTGTCCAGTAGTTCAAGGGCAGCAGGTTATCAGCACGTCATCAACAAGAGAGGGTGAGTATTGCACCTACGCAACGTCGTACGGCAAGGCTATGAAGCCGAGGAGAGTGTGATGTTTTACGAGGGGTTGGTTCTTGAAACCAGAGGAACCAAAAGGCCAGTGGAAGGGACTAGGTTGGGAGATGCGATGCTCCAGTGCCCGTGCCTCAGAGCAGCAGGACAAGTAAACCAACCCCTCACCCTACAAACGAACTCAAGCAAGCGGCCTCACTTTTACGAAAGGAGCAAAGGCGCTGGTCGGGAAAACCTGCCCCGCAGCTTGCTTGAGTATTACGATCAACGCCGCCTCCAAATCCTTTTAACCAAAGGTAACAAAAGGTGTTAAGGAAAGAGTGTGGAAACTCGGAGGCGGCACCTAATCTAACTAAAGGAGAAGCAATGACACCACTAGATACGATGAAGCAAGTTCTTGAAGATGTACAAGACTTTGGGGTATTACGTACACAAACAATTATCAATCTTCAGGCTGCAATTGCCCAAATAGAAAATGCAGAGCCTGCGGCACCCGTTTATAAAAAGGCAGCCGATCGATACCAGTGGTTGGCGAATAACGTAAAACAAGAGGCCGATGCGCACGGCCCTATATTCACTATTACAGTACGTCGCAATCCGGCAGATAGTAGTTTGTACGATTTTGGAGCTGCGGTAGATAGAGAAATACAACGGTATGGCTTGGTGCTCGGACAAGATTAACGAGACATGCGTGAAGTACGTCCGGGCCAACCTGACGCAGCCCCGCTTGAGCGTAGGGTTGGACGGCATTTTGGAGAAAGGGGAGCATCATGGATTACGCAAAGTTATACGGGAGGACGCGATGAAAGCACCGAAGGAAATAAAGCGCTGGATAAACCGGCGACGAAGCCGCGAAGGAAAATCAAACGGCGTTGTTCGTTTTCTATTTGAGGCGCCTTGGGTTTGGGTGAAGCTGGCAAAAAACAAGCGCCTGGCTCAACGGCCAAAGGCAATGGACGTAAATGTTAATTTTTAGAGGATTAAACATCATGCAGACGAACACTAAAATTACTCAAACCATAACGCTTGTGCTGAACGAACGTGAGGCTGAGTGGCTTAAAGGGTTAATGCAGAACCCTATCGGAGGGATGGATCCGCAAGACGAACCAGAGGATGACCGGGAGATGCGGCGCATTTTTTGGGAAGCGTTGGGAGGGTGTTGAGGCCCAACGTGTGAATTCAGGGGCGGTGCAGTCTGGGGATGGCATAGAGATCAAGAAAATGGACTGGATTAAAACCACGAGCATGAAGCCGCCACGCGGGCGGATTGTAATTTGGTACGACGATGATGTTTTTTCGGCAAACGTGCTGGAAAACGGGGTCGTTGATTGCCGTGCGCTAGAGATGGCGTGGGATTTAAACGTAGATCAGCAACACGAGTGGTTCAGTCATTGGGGACTGCTAACGGTACCTAACGTCTGACTTAACCGGCCCGCTTCAGCGGGTCCGGTTGAAGGATGGGTTGGGCGGCGAAACAAAGGTGATGAGATGAAGTTGCAAATTGAACTGACCGAGGATGATGTGAAAGACCTCATTAACACGCAGGCGGTTAATGCAAGTCTCCGCGCTGCGCTTGAGCGGTACAAACCAACACCACCCCCTGGATATGCCAGTTGCGGCCCTTACACGCTGGCGACTAACTTCACGTCACACCCAGGTGAGGCAGTGTTTCGCTCAATATTGAAAGAGGTCGTGAGGGCGGCAGAGCGTGAGTTCTTGGTGCGGTTCCAGCGGCACATGGCAGCGTTCCGTCCTGACGTGAAGGTTGATTACGACAAGCTGGTGCTGGACATCCATTCACGCTACGGCTTCTTCCCACCGAAGGACATGACGCCCAACACGAAGTAGACCCCAAAAAAACGTCCGCCAATCTACCAGCGAGGCACAAACGCGACAAACAACTAGCTAGATACAGCAGACGTATCCCAACGGGATTATCGAAAGGAGAGGTTGTCGGTGTCTCGTTTGGCCTATGGCGTGCCTTCGCGCTAATCATGCAAGGGAACAAGAAATGACTTGGAAACTGGCTTTATCTAACCTGAATATCGGCGAGAAGGATACCCGCATCGTGTGCAATATGTGCGGGTGCAAGTTTGAGCCGGAGAGAAACAACAAGCACAGCAAGGTCAGGCACTGCTGTGCAGCGTGCAAGGAGATCAGGCTACACAACAGCCAACGTGCCAAGGCGCTCCGGTATCGGGAAAAGAAACGCAAGCAGCGTGACGCCAACAGTGAACCACGTCCTTGTCAGCACTGTGGAACCATGTATAAACCGGCAACGGTCGGTCAGCAGTTCTGTTCTGTCTCCTGCGCGTCACGCAACCGCAATAGTGCTGACAAGTTAACACCATTCAAACGAAAGGAAGAGTATGCCGCTGCTTAGTTACAACGAACTATGTCGTCTAGTTGAAGACAACGTAATCACGGGTGTCGATCCGATGGACATTAACGCTACGTCCATCGACGTACATCTGGGGGACAAACTCATCATTGAGTCTGACAGCGACAATATCGTTGATATCGCGCAACGTAGCATGTGGGCATCGGTTGGTATCACCATCGCCAACTTCTATTACGATCTGCGCCCCGGTGAGTTTGTCCTTGCTGCGACGCGGGAGATATTCAACCTGCCGTCAGACATCAGTGCAGAGTTTCGGCTGAAGTCCAGTGGTGCTCGATCCGGCCTGAACAACCTGTTTGCCTGTCATTGTGATCCGGGTTGGCATGGGAGCGCATTGACGTTGGAACTCAAGAACGAGTTACGGCACCACAGTATCCGACTGACGCATGGTATGCCGATCGGGCAGATGTTGTTCCATCGGGTGGCACCTGTACCCAAGGAGCGCAGCTACGCAACCATCGGTCGGTACAACAAGGACACGTCTGCGCAGGGGGTTAAGCTATGAGTTTCGCGTCAATGCCAAACGACTACATTGATCCAGACAATCACCTATTGGAAGATAAAGTATCCAAGACGATGATTGGTGGCGATCACTACACCCGTCTTGATGTGCAACCTTGGGATGCGATGCAGTCATGGTTCCCTGAGTCGTTCCCAGACTACCTGCTGATGAACGCAGTGAAGTACCTAGCCCGTGACAAGGGAAACAAGCGGCAGGATGTGGAGAAAGCCAAGCATTACCTGGACAAGTGGTTGGAGATTACACCGGTCCCCAAATATTAGACTTTTTTAGGTTCTCGGAAGCTGGAATGACTTGAAGGTTCCAATGGACATGAAGACCAGATACATCTTTACCAGCCAAAGGAACAATGTGGTCAACATGGTACTCTATGCCATGAACCCGAGAAAGTGATTTCGCTATCTTATACATCAAAGCAACTTGCTCATGATCTGAGAACAATGGGCACGCACGCCTACGTTTTGCACGTTTTTTTTTGCGTTAATGGCGGCGGTTACTTGGCGATTGTCCTTTTCATACCCAGCCTTCCTTGAGAGCGTGGCTGAAAACACCGGAAATCAGGCCCAACTCGCGCTTGACTGTCTATACGAAAATTCTCGCCTAAATACAATCAGAACCTCATCGATGAGTCTGCGATAACACAGAGGCGGAAGGAACTTGAGAGATTAGAAAACGAAAGATATTTTCGTGAAAATGGCATAGAGTGACAGCTATACTGAGGCGATGGACAACCAGTTCTTCGGCACAATGCTCTTCATCGCCCTGCTCGGGTGCGCGTGGAACATTGTAGCCCTGGTTCTGAGTTGGTTCGGGGTCTACCTGCCGGTGGCAGACCCCGGGACTTACTGACTCAACTTCGAGGCGATGTCACTCTGGCGCTGCTTCAACTCTCGAATCTTGATCCGCTTCTCAGCCGGGTGAATGTTGCTGCGCTCGATCATGCGGATACGTTCGCTGATCGTGGCAACCTGCTTCTTGACATTCTCGACTGAACGGTAGGCGCTGAGCTTGTCCTTGTTGTCCTCACGGTACTCCTTGGCCTCGTCCAGTTTGCCGTCCTTGCGCAGCTTGTTGTAGGTCGCGTGCGCCTGCTCGAGCTCGGCCGCCTGGTCGTACATCATCGAGGTGTAGCGACTGGCAATCTGGTCCTCTTGCAGGAGCCCACCGGTGGCGAACTTCCAGTAGTCCAGTGCCGGCTTCGTCGGCTCATCATTGACTGACCGCGCCACGATGTCTGCCGTACCAACAGACAGCGCCCCGAGCCAACCGAAGTAGGCCCTGACCAGATGGTCATATTGCACCGGTGACAGACCGCCCACCGTCGATGATAGTGCGCGCGCCGGCATCGAGGTCTGCGCCGTGTAACGCTGGTCCTTGTCCAGGCGCTGCATCGACATCGTTTCGATCGGGCGCTTGGTGAAGCTGTCGTAGTTGGCGTACAGGTCGATGATCGGCTTGAACGCCTGCGGCACCGGGTTCATTGAGAGCTGATTCATCGCGGCATCCATCAGAGCCTTGGCCGTGCGTTTGCCCGCATCACGCTCCTTGTCGAACATACCCTCGACGGTGCGTTCCATGATGTGCGACACGGTGCCCAACTCGAACGGCTTCGGGATGCGGTACTGCACGCCGCCGAACTCGAACCACCAGTTGCTGGCCTTGTCCCACTCCTCGCGCTTCTTCCACTTCTTCCACTTGTCCTCGTCACCGGCGGCCATCCCCATCAGCGCCAGACTGGCAAGGGCGGCAGTGAAGATCACCGTCGCCATGTGAGCTCGGTTCTCCTTCGTTGCTCGGCCGAGCTTATACATGCCCTGCATCCGAGCGTTGAAGAACGGCACGATCTGGGACAGGATGCGGATCGTCTCGAACGAACCTTGCAGACTGAAATCCATCAGGTCGCGAGCCATCAAGCTGGCCGTCGCGTGATCCTTGCCTTGCTTGATGAGCTGGTTATAGAGCGACATGCGGTTGATCTCTTCGCCGCGGTTGCCGAGCTCGTTGTAGGCCTCTATCGCCGGCTCCAAAGCCGCGGTGTAGAACTTCGTCCAGGCACCCTGGCTGTCCAGTATGGCAGCGTCTTTGGCACCCTTGCGGATCAGTTGCCGGGTGCGCTTGGCCTCGTTGCCCTCGAGCATGGTGCCGAAGCGGATCAGGCCACCGCCGGCCAGGGCCGAGACGTATTCCTGCCGATCGCGCGCGGTGAGCTTGACGCCTTCAATCACATTGTTCGCGATGTTGTAGCTGAGATCCGAAGTGGCGATCGCCTGCACCGAGTCACGGATCAGGTTGCGCACCTTGAAGAACGGCGACGCCGTGACGCCCACGGTGAGCCAATGCTTTGGTGCCGTCAGGATGGACCACAGCGGGCCCTGTAGGCCAGCGTACTGCAGCCCGTTGATGGCTTCCAGTACAGCAGGGTCATCGACCTTGTAGTCAACCTTCTGCCCGTTGTCCATGAACCATACCGTCTTCGTCTCGCCGGTGACCGCAGGACTGGCGATACCCAACTGCTGCGCCGTCTCGAGCGCCGCCTTGGCCGCGCGATTCTTCGATGCCGCATCAACCAAGTGGTGCCAGTTCAACAAGGTGTTCATCAGCAAGTCACCGAGCTGTTCCTCGCCGCCCTTCAGCTTCTTGAAAGCCTCCTGCCTGACAATACCCTTCTTGATCCCCATGGCCCGGGTGTTCTCGTCCTCCATTACCCTGTAGAACGGAACGTAGAACTCGTGCTCCCATAGGTGGCGAGCTGCACCATCGATCAGCCCTGACTGCTCGGCCATGTCCATCACGTTCTTGTTAAATTCGTTGAACTTGACCAGGCTGTCCATGTAGGCGGCCTTGCGGCTGCGCGTTACAGTACCGTTGCGCAGGATGTAATCGAAGTCGAGCTGGCCATCAGCCAGGCTCTTTGCGGCCTGGATGTCGGCATTGGTAAAGAGGCGCTCCTTGCCCTCGGCGACCAACCGCTCGGCCCGGTTGCCTGCTATCCAGTAGAGGAAGTCAGTCGTCTCCTTGCCAAGAGGATGAAACACATTCTCGATCACACCGCCGGTGGTGTCAGCGTCGTAGGCGCCATCACGCAGTGATAGCTTGCCGTGCTTCATAAACGCCTCAAACGCCCCCGTGGAGCCCTTGGACAAGCGCATCAAGGTGTAGGCCTGCGTCCCGTAGAACGGAGCGAACTGATCGAAGATCCCCTGCCGCCAGCGCTTCTGGATGTAATCCTTCAGCCGCTCGAGGATGGTCTTCTCATCCACCACCCGACCGACACGCTGGTGCATCGCCTCCTGCTCCGGCGTGTATTGCCGGCCGGAGTTGCCGATCAGGCGATTTGTCGAATACCGAATATCAGGATTGGTGTCGGAGAAGGCGCCGGTGTTGCTGATGGCGGACTTGATTTGAGAGGGGAAGAATGCCGCGTATGTTGTAACTCTATTTTCCGGAGCGATAAGACCATCAAAACCTGCAGCCTCTGCCGCTTCTCTAAAATCAAGGCTATTGATGATTTCCCAAACCTCCCATGCTCCTTCATGGGTTTTGAAAGTGCGCATATCCACTTCTGGAATAGCCTCTATAAGTCCCTGAATATCCGCATCGTCATTCAGATCGAATCCACGATTGCGTAAATCAATCGGATTACGAATGGCAAGATACGTCGGATACACTGACCCTTCATCAATTTGCTCTCCACTATATCCTCCAGCATAGGTGTTTGCTGTTTCTGGTGCGGAACTGAACCAACCTGAATAATTCAACCCATCAAATTGATCGATAGGCGAATCCAGCCTTGTCCCGTGATACACCCGTAACGGCTTGCCATTCGCATCAACCACCTTGCTCCCTGAGAACCATTTTTTGAACTCAGGTGAGTTGGTGTCGACGCGCTTGAAGGAGAAGCGCGTCCGCTCAGTTCTATCAAGTTTAGCGTCACCCATCTCGCCGAAGTACAGCGCGCCGCTCTCGCGGTAGTCGATGGACATCGGCTCCGACTTGGTGGTTTGCGGTGCTTTCGAGTAGATGGATACGCCGATGTCGCGTTCGGCGAAGAACGCTAAGTCGTTGTCTCTAGCGAAACGACGGAAAGTCTCGGGGATGCGAGTGCCCTTGGGTCCGGTGGCGATGGCACGACCGTCTTCGGTGATGCGGAGGTAGACGCCATCCTTGGGTCGCTCGAGATCAGCCGCAGCACGACGTAGGGCCTGGAGTTTGGCCCCGTCGAGAGTTCGGTTAACAGGGGTGTCGTTGGGTAGAGCGCGGGCATTGCTGTAGAGAACCTTGCCTAAACCAGGTACGGAGCCGGTGGATTGTAGCTGACGCTCCAGCTCGCCCAGTATTCCACCCCTTCCTTCGCCTCCCGTTTCGCGTAGAACGGTATCGACGAGCACGCTTCTCTTGAACGATGAGACTCCAAATACCTTGCCAAGACCAGCGCTGGCGGGGTTGTCGGCGATGAGCTGCTGAATATCTTCGTCCACAAGCGGAGTTCCAGCTCGTTCAAACCTTCCGGTTGCAGGTATAAAGCGGACATCTTTGATCTCCGGGTAGCTATCGATAACTGCAGCATAGCTCGCCAGGATCAGTTTCTCCAAATTTTGATCATGCGCGCCCTCTTCCCACTTGATTTCTGAGTGGTCTGCCAGGTCATTCGGCGGCACATGGTCGAAGTTCCCCGGGTGGGGGCGCAGATGTTCTGTGGTTCCGTGCTTGAGCGCCGAGCTGATCAGGTTCTCAATCCGCCGGGTGGCGCCGAAGTAGGAGATGCCCGCCGGGTCGCCAAGGAACTTGAAGCCGTTGTTGTAGACCCAGTCGCCAACCGCCTGATAGACCACCGTCCCGCGGCTCTGCCCAGATCCGAATGAGGCTACATTGATCCAGACGTCGTTGCCTTTGCGGAACACCCAGCCATCCTTCTTGTCAGGCGCAACGATGATCCACCCCTCGTCGGCCTTAGCCTCATCAACAGACCAGTGATCGCTGCCAACCGGATACACCTTGAAAGCCGGGTCGATACCCTTGACCACTTCGCCCAGGTCCATGGACGTCTGAACCGGATACTTGAACGCCTCCTCGTCTTTTGCCAAGGTCTTGAAGACGTCGACGACGCGGCGGTTGCTCATCCGCGCCTCCGGCCTCTTGACCAACTGGTCCTTGTAGAAGCGTCGCTCGTCGGGCAGATGGGAGACATCCAGCTCGGGCATGAGCTTGGGCATCATGCGCTTCCAGTCAGCGCCCATCATACTGCCGTTGGGCAGGCTGTTGTTCTTGGTCACCTTGTCCTGCAGCTCACGCCAGCCACGCAGGGTGACAGGCTCAGAAAAGGCCTGGGCGTCGGGCTTGACGCCGGAGCCCTCGTATTGCACTGGGACCGAGTGATCACCGAGCAGGACCACGGCGCCGCCGGTGCCGAAGTCGCGAGTGAGGTAGCCGTCAAAGCCTGCATCGAGAACCTTGCTCTCGAACGAGTTCATTCGCTCGTCGGCGAGAGGCTGGTCGCGCTGATCCTTGGTTGGATCGCTACGCGGGTAGAGCTCCAGGGGATCGGAGTCCAAGTCGTAGAGGTTCTGCAGATCTACCGTGTGGGCGTGGGCGCCAACGTCCGATTCTGGCACGACCCCGCGCCCGGTGTTGATGTAGAAGTACAGGCGATTCTTGATCCGCTCGTCCTTGGCATACGAGATCCGCGCACCTTCCTCGCCCTTCATCCCGGTCCCGAAGAACCGGGAGCTTAACTCTCCTCGCTGGGCTTTGGAGTAGTGGACTCCCGTAGCCTGGACCGCTCCTTCTCTACCTCGACCATAACTTGGGCGTCCTTCCGCCGCAGAGCCTGTTCGATCATATTCACTGCTCCGCGCATTGGATCGGCGGGCTGATCCTGTTCCTTGTCCGTCATGCGGCTCTCCTAGTTGTTGAAGTTCGGCGTCAATCTTAGCGCGATCGATGCGGGAGTCAAAATACCACGGTTGCGTTCTGGCATTTCCTTGCTCATCTCGAGACAGCAGGAACCCGGCAGCCCTACCCTTGATCCGGTCAATGCTCTTCAGCAAAGCGCGCCAGGCGTCGTGCGTCAACTTGTACTGGGTACCGGCCGAGTTCTCGTAGAGGTAGTACGGATTGCCCTTGACGTCACGGCCATAGCGCACGCCGTAGTCCTTCTGCGAATACTCGCCCTGCTTGACGGTCACATCAGCAAACGCATTCTCCTGCCCCTCGGCTTCGTAGAGCAGCGAGTCCAGTGTGCCGTGAGAGGCCTCTTGACCTGACACCACCACCCAGGATTCCCAGTGGTATCGCCCCGGTGACGCATCTTGTGGGCGGCCTAGCTTCTGATACACATCGGGCAGAATCTTGAGCAACTTGTCTTCAAAGAACTCGTAGAGCATCAAGCCGCGGACGCCCGTGGTCATGCTTGCCAACCCGGTGCCAGGTTCGATGGCGCGTTCCGCTTCGATCGCGGACGGCTTGATCTTGAGCTGCTTGGCCAGGTTGCGCATAGCTTGATCAACGCGGTTATCGAACTCCTCGTCAGTCTCGCCTTCACGCTGGCTGATAGCCTCGTGAATGGTCCGCTTGGTTTTGTCCTTGGCGTCCGTTACCAGCTTGGTGTTGCGCGTGCCGTCGTACAGATTGTAGCCAGCGAAGCTGCCGTCGTCGAACAGATTGCGCATCTGGATACGGTCCAGCACCAGTACGTCGGTGCGCCCAGTCACCAGCAGCGTGAATGACATCACCTTGTTGTCGATGCCAACACCCTCGGACATCCTGACAAATTCGCGGCGGATGTCGCGGCCAGTCATCGATTTGTCGGAGAGCATGTCATGCAAATGCTGCAGTTTGGTCTTGCCGTTTGCTGCCTTCTGCGACATCCCGATCAAGAAGCTCTTGCCGAACGCATTCAGGTTGTGCTTGGTGGCATTGCCGGGTGCTCCGGCGCCGTTGGACTTGGCAATACCATCGGCCCACTCGATGTAATTTGCCAGCTCTGCCGGACCAAATTCTCCGCGCGCGGCCTGTTGAATGAACGGCTCGACACCACGCACGGAATCAACGAACATCGCCTCCTGGATGTACGGGCTGACCCCGCGTGACAGGAACGACCACAGCATCAGCTTGCCAGTGGTCTCGACCTTCACTTTGCCGGAGGTGTAAAGCTGGAGGAACTCGGCCGCGTTGTTGAAGCCAGAGGTGGCGTCCTTGATCTGCCCCGGGGTGAGCTGACGCAACTGCTCGAGGATGCCGGCGCCGCTGTCCTGCATCAGGTTGATCAGGTTGCGCGGTGCCACCGGAACATCATTGCTGCCAAAGGCGTGCGCCGCCATCGTGAGCCACTCACGGGCGGATTCGACGGCGTTGGGGAATTGTTGCTTGAGCTTGTCGAGGATGCCGAGCTGATTCTCGGCGTTGGCCTCGTTCGTTTTCTGGGTGATCTGCGCCTCGATCGACACCTCCGGGAGATTGGAGATATCGATCGTTTCGCGCAGACGTGGTTTTAGCCCGTGCTTGTTCTGCTGTTCGTAGGCAGCGACCTTCTCGCGAAGCTCGGCTACTTCTGCTGCGGTTGCCTTGTTTCGCTGTTGCCAGAGGTCGTAGTCGAATCCGAATCCTTCGGCTCTGACGGCGGCGATGTACGGGACGAGAACGACATCGACGGTCCGCCCGCCAATTCCGCCTTGTATAGCTCTGGGTCCGAGTCCTTTAGCAGCCTTCCCCCAGTAGCCTTCATTGCGGCCAAGATATCCGCGGTTTTCATTTTCGTTCGTCCTCTTATTGAACTCATCCAGAGACGAGTTAGTAAATGCCAACAGGTAGTCAGGGCTTAGATTAACGCTAACCGCAACAGCCTGCAAATTTTTGCCGAACTGAATTTGCTGGTCAGTTTCACTGAGCTTTGACTTCTCATCCGGGAAGAATAGGAACTTAACTGTTTTGCCGTCTGGCGTGACCGACGCCCCGGGCGTTACTTTGCCGAAGGCGGCCAGTGCGGTATCGATCTCGGCGGCCGTCATCGGCGTGCCGTCTTCCTTGCCGAAGTACAGACTCGGGATGTTGTACTGGCCATCCACCGGCTTATCGACCACCATCGAGGTGATGGCAGCATCCTGCTGTGTGGCCCAGCCAAGCAGGTTGGCTACGGCACGGGTCTGCTCGAACGTGGCCGGTGTGCCGTTGAGTTGCTTCAGGCGTAGCACCTGGGTCCATTCCGGTTCGCGATCCCACATCCCGCGGATCGTGGTCTGCGCGCCGAAGCTCTTGAGCCCGATCGATTCAAGCAAGCGATCGAAGTCCGCGGAGCGGGTGATGACCAGCATCCGCTCATGCAAGCGAACGAGATTGCCGCCGTTCTCCGGATAAACCACGGTGCCGTAGTTCCGGCCAGGCTTGTAAGACGCAGAGACAGCCACGCCGACTTTGTTGTCCGTAGAGAAGCCAGCCTTTGCCCCTTTGGCGACGGCAACTTTTTGTTTGCGGTTTGCCGCTTCCCGCACCACCCCATCCCCCGCCGCCGTATCCTGCTCAAGGCCCAGGCGAACACGCTCGGCCTTGACCATCGACTTGGCGGCCATCTGCACCACCTGGTCACGGATCTCTTTCAGGTCTTCGCGGGTGAAGCCGACACCCTCGAGCTGGAAGCCACCCTTCGGTGTGGCAGCGATCACCTTGTTAATGAACTTGACCACCGCATCGCGGATACGGGTAATGATGCCCCGGGCCTCGGTCGGGTTCTGTAGCGCCACCTCGTTGAACACATCGCCCCAGAACTCACCGGTGCGGGCCTCGTTGCCGGTGATGTCGCCGATCAGCTCCCGGGCCAGGTCGCCGACGTTCTCATCTTTGACGGCACCATCAGCGATCCAGTCGCGCTTGTTGTAGTAGGTCGCATACTTCAGCGCCCGGGTACCGTCAGCACGCAGCAGGGCTTCAGTCGCGGCTACGGCCTTGGCGTACTCTGCCGGGTGCTCCTTCTCAAACGAGTGGGAGAACTCGTGATTGACCACCGCCAGGGTATCGACTTCTGAATCGACATTGACGTAGATTGTGCGATTGTTCTTGTCGGAGTGGATGCCTTCCGCCGTATCCTTGCTGGCCTCGAAGAAGACCACCTTGCGCCCGAACAGGGCCATCAGCGCCTTGATGCCACGGGCCTTGAGCTTGCCCATACGCTTCGTCTTCAGCGAGCTGACCTCGCTGCCCAGCGAGTTGATATCGACCTCGCCGGCCATGATCCCGCGATCCTCTGCGGGATTCTCACGGAGCATCCGCTCTAGGTTTTCGGAGCGCTTTGCGACTGTGCGGGACACTCCCGGCTCGGGCTGTGCTTCTTCTTGCAGTGCGGGCACCGGGGCTTCTGTGGCTTGAGGGGCATTCGTTGTCTCTCCTACGTCAGGGAATTGTTGGCGCTCGAGCTCTGCGATGTCCGTGCGCTGGGGGGTGAAGCGGGTGGATAGAACCTCTTGCGCAGCACGGCGGGTATTCTTGTTCGCCTTCGGGTTCGTGACGATCGCCTGCAGCTCTTCATTCGACATCAGGTCGGCATTGACGCCACCGACCTTGACGCTGGTGCGAGGCACCAACTCTTGCTGCTCGAGCTGTGTCTGGGTGGTTGGTACAGACTTAACCGGCTGCGGCGCCTGGACCGGAGTGGTCTGCATGGTGACCGGTGCCGGTGCGAGCTCATCTTGGGCGGCGTCCTGCTCAAGCTGCGGAGCGGAGCGCGCCATCTGCCGCGCGCGCTGAACTTCCTGGATCAGCTTGGCCTGCCCCTCGCCGGCTTGCTGCTTGCCAGCTGGGAGCTCGAGCGTGGGTGTGGCGGGGGAGGGAGGTGGGTTCTTGAGGAGTGCTGCCTCGAAGGCAGTAGGCGTTGCACCTTTGGCGACCTTGGCTTGGATGGCCAAGTATTGGTCGTACATGCTGACCTTGGGCGCGCCTTCAATAGCGGGCGTAGGAGCCGTTGCTGGCGTCTGCCCTATGATCGGTAGCGACGCATCGCTGATCGCCCCACCAGTGCCTCGTTGATACGGCGGCGGGGTAATTCCCGGTGGTGTCTCCGGCGTGGCGTTGATGATCTGCTGGTTGCGGTATTCGAGCGGGACCGGTTGCACGGCGCCGGGTACGAACTGATCAGCATCAGCCACGGCGGCCGCTGCATTAGGCTCGCTGATCGTCTGGTTGTTGAAGGTCTGGAGTGCATCCAGGCCGCCAGCCATCTCGTTGATGACGGAGTCGCCAGTGACTTCAAAGTCGGTGGCGGCGGTGACGTTGGCGGCCGTCGTCTTCTGCGCCAGTGCATTCCGCGCGTGCTGGATCGCCTCTTCGGTTGATCCGGCGTTGAGTATGTTGCGCATGTCGAGCTCGTTGCGCCCGACCTTGTTGAAGTTGTAAGCGGTCTCGACAGACGACTGACCGGCTCCCATGAAGGCCTCGAGGACCGCATCGCCCATGTTGCCCTTGCCGGTGGCTGCCATCTCGCCGAAGTATTCGCCGACACCCTCGCCGACTGTCTCCAGCCCCATGCCAGTGGCCGCCATGCCGGCCTTCTGACCGAGCGTGAGTGCATCCCTTGCCGCGGTGGTTCCAGCGGCTTTGGCGGACGCTGCGAGCGCCTTGTCAGCAGCGAGCCGGGAAGCTATCGCCATCGGGTTGGTGACGTCGACGCCGGCGTCCATCAGCACCTTGGCCTCTGCCATAGCGCCGGCCTTGACGGCAGTGCCGCCTATAGCCTTCATCGCCTTGCCACCGATACCGAGCGTGGCCAGGTCGACGCCGGCAATCACTGTGCCCTTGACGGAACCTTCCCTTAGAGCAGCGCTGGATTCTTCATTGGTCAGGCCGCCTTCAGCCTTCTCGATAGCCTTGGAGCCGATCTCGATGCCGGCGTTGCCCAGGGCCATGCCGAGGAAGCCGCCGATGATGGCCCCGCCAGGAATTGGCGTAGCAGCGCCAGCAGCCGCACCGGCAGCACCCATCGCGAGCACGGGCACGGCGTTCGGCGCCTGCTCGGCCATCGCCTGGGTGAAGCCCATCTTGTTGTTCCACGCGGATGACGCGAGGTTACCGATCGCATCGAGCATGGAGACGTCGCCATCGGTGCCACGGTCGCGCTTGTTGCGCGCCATGTAGTCGGCCATGAACTGGCGCTTCTCGAGGGGGGAGTTTGCTTCGTTGGCGAGGTTGCGCTCGCGGCCAGCCTCGACGGCGGCGTTGTCACCGGAGATGACGTTGCCGGTAGCCCGGCCCATCTCGATCAGGTTCTTTGTCCCGGTCCAGATGGCTTCTCCGACACCAAGGAGGCCGGAGGGTTTTTGTTCTACTTCAGGTGCTTCAATAGCAGCAGACCAATCAAGTGACTTCGGTTTTTCTACCCCCATCTGGATGTCTCGCGCATCGCGAAAATCGTTATCAGCGGGGATAGCCCGGGACCAGTCTAGTTCTGCCATAGTCGCACCTTTAGAAAAAGAAAAACCCGCTCAAGGCGGGCTCGTTCGACCTCTCCAGTTCGGAGGTAACTGCGTTACTTGTACGGCACGAAGAATCGCTTGCCGTCCTTCATCACATACTCACCATTGACACCCGGCTGGATGTTGAATGGCTTGCCACCACTTGGCTTGGTGTTGATCAGACCGCCGACGTTCTGCTTCACCGCCTGGACGTTCTTGATCTCATTACCCTCGGCATCCATGGACTTTGTCTCGACCTTGTTGCCAGTATCCTTCAGCTCGCCATAGACGAACTTGGTCGCGTCTTCGCCATACTTCTTGAGCTCGACCAGGGTGCGCTTGATCTGGGCGTCGTACTTGGCAGGATCGTCCTTCGCCGATTCGACGTAGTGGCCGAGCTGGTCGTACAGGTCGCGCACGGCCTTCTTGTCCTCGCGCTTCTCCTGGCGGTCCGCAGCAGCATCACGGCTGGCGCGCAGGGATGCCTGTAGTTGCTCGCGCTGCAGCTTGTGTGACATCTGCCAGTGGGAGTCGCTGACCGCATCACGCGAGGCCTGGCGTTCATCTCGCTTGGCCTCACGCTCTTCGGTGCCCATCTTGTCGGCACGCTCGGCGGCGATCTTGGCCAGATCAGTTTCACCAAGCTTCATCAGCTCGTCCTGCGTGCGGTTCATCACGCCACGCTGCGACTTCGGCGAATACTCATCCATCAGCTCCGGCGACACCGGTGCGCCCTCGGGCAGGCCGAGCGCCTGGCGCACATAGGCTTCGCGGTCTGTGTCAATGGACTTCCCAGCGCTCGCTTGAGCGGAGCTGTAGGCCGCGCCCTGGCGTTTCTTCTCCTCGAGCGCTCGGTCCGTGGCCATCTTGATCTTGGCCAGGTCACGAGTCCAGGCACGCTCCTCAGAAGCGATAGCCCGGGCATCTGCCCGTTGCTCTGCCTCTTCCCGTTGCGCCCCCTGGTACATCATGCCGCCGATATTCCCCAGCGCCGCACCGATACTTCCAAGCATCCCTGCACCCATGATCAGGCTCCTTGTCCAGCGGATTGGTTGTGCATGGCGATGCCTTTCTGGAAGGCTTCGCTTGCGATCTGTTCGGCCTGCTCAGGCTTTATCACCTGAGCCAGGACGAGGATCTGCGCCATGATCTTGCCGATCTCGCGCCCGGCCAGCGCCACCGCGGCCATGTCGAGCTGCTTGCCGGCCATGTCGGCAGCCTTGTACTGCTGCGTCACGAGCTGAACCGCGAACTGCGCGATGGCATCCACGGGCCCCTGCGCCTTGGCCGCCTCAACGAGCTGCACGGCGTTCTCTTCCTCGAAGAGAAAATCGACCGCCTGCTTGAGTAGCTTATTGACGATCGCCTCTTGCTCCGGCGAGGCCTTTTGCGCTTGTTGCTGATTGATCATTCCGGTCATGATTAACCCCACTGTTCTGCTTGTGTTTTGATCGGCATCATCCGGCGAGCCCGTGCCGCCTCGTAGGCTGCCGCTTGCTCCTCTGCGCGCTTGTCGGCGGACTTTCCGGTGAGCATCGCACCGCCAAGTTGCATGGCCGCGGCGGCGCCGTATGGGCTGCTCAGGGCTTTACTAACCATGTCGCCGGCTGAATTCAGGAGGCCTGTTTTCTTGGCTACTTCTGAGCCAACCTCGACTGCTTTCTGAGTAATCCCAGTATTTGCAGCCACCCGTGTTCCGACCCCTGCTGACGATGCGGCAGTGTTCAATCCTGTGTTGGCCGCAGCTTGGCTTCCAGTAGTGAAGGCTTGCGATCCTTGCATTGCTGGATTCGGGCCAAAAGACGCTGGGGCAGTAGGCGCCAAATTGACACCGGTAACGCTGTTGCCGAGATTACTTGCAGTTTGCGAGAGCCCGAGATCATTGAGCCCTGCCACCTTCGCAGCTTCAGTCACTGGGGCCGCGTTGGCCACAAGATTTTCGGCGCCAATGGCACCACTTGCAGCACCAGCCTCCCCAGCCATAACACCTCCGATGCCACTGGTGAGCGCGCCACCAAGGCCACCCAGTAAGGCGCCCTTAAGGATGTCGCCACCCGTAACGGCTGCGCCGACCGCACCGATGATGGCTCCGGTGACAACGGCCTCGACGGTGACGGAAGCAACGAACGTCGCAATAGCGGAAGACACCGGTTCCTGCGGCCCGCTCAACGGTAACAGGTGGCGCTTGGCCATCATCTCAGGACTCATGGTGAGGCTCCTTTACATAGATTGTGTGTCCACCTGCACCGCGGTAAGGCTTGAAGCCCAGGCGTTGCGCGAGGATGTGTGTCTTGGTGTTGTGGCATTGAACAATCGCATACACCGGACACTGAGGCTTCCAGTGCGGGTAGGCTTTCAGCATTGACTTGGTCACCCAGCGCCCTTGCCACTCCGGCAGTACGCCGATGTGGATCAGCACCTGGCCAGTGGGCGCCTGGTGAATCAGGATCATCCCGATATATTTCCCGTCTCGGGCAATCGGCCAGAGTTCGGCATCCCGAAAGAATTCCAGCCAGGCATCTCGAGCACCAACCGGCAGGCCTGCCCTCAGATAAATGTCGTAGGCGTCGAGCAGGGTGGCTGGGATCATTAGTCAGAGCCGCCGCCTTCGGAGTTCTGATTCCGTGGCGGGTAGTTCTTCTGGAGCCAATCGTACTGACTCATTCCCCCACCGGCCATCTTGTAGACGTTGTACTCATGGGCGAGTTGCTCCGGTGTTTTTTCCCTCACGCCAAAACCAACACCTACCACCGGACGTTGATTTTCAGGAAGGTTTTTGACGAAATCAAATGCCGATGGGCCGGAGTCCTTTGCTGCGACCTCATTCACTGCGGCCCCTGCCTGCGTCGTCGGCGTCTCATTGATCAACCAATCCTTGGACCAACCCGGGAGTCTGGCGAATGCGGCATTGGTGAAACTGATCGCCGAGGTGCGCGCGTTTTGTGCATTGACGATCATTGCCTGCTTCTCTTCCTGCGTAGCGTCCATCTGGTTGATGGCATTGATCATCGTCGAGTGGTTGTTGTTGATGCCATCAATCGCCGAGGTGTAGTTCGTCTGCAGTTTGGCGACGTTGGCTTTGTCTTCGGACGAGTTGCGGAAGCCATACTCGGCGGCGATCTTGCCGACATCAATAGCACCTTGCTGTTCCATTGACGACGTCTTGTAGCCCTGCTGCGTCTTGTCCTGGGCGAACTTGTTGGTCCAGTCCTGGTTAAGCTGGCTCTGCTTGAGGTAGGCCGCGGCGTCCGGTCCAGCAATCTCGATCGCCTTCGTCGTCATCGCCTCCATCGCGGCCTCTTCGGCCATGCTTGAGTTGAGTAGGCCACGTTGCGCAAACGCGGCCCGCGCTCGGTTACCAGCCTGCTGAATGACACGGTTGTTTGCGGTCAGCAGATTGCCGATGCGGCCTTCGACGGTCATCGTGCCAGGATCAATACCCTGGTTGATGTTGGCTTCGCCGAGCGTGTTCTTGATGTTGGTGTTGAGCGTCGGGTTCTGCGGGCCAGGCGGTGGTCCGGCTACAGTAGGTGGCTGAGCGCTAACAGTAGGTGGTGGAGCCTGGGGAGCCGGAGCCGGCGTGTTGATCAACCCGGTAGAGGGCTTGTAACCAGCATGAAACTGAGTCAGGTCTGCCGCTTTGTAGCCGTAGGCGCTGGCAATCTGGTCGTCGGACAGGCCCTTGCTGCGCTCGGCGTTATAGATACCCTGCAGCCCATAATCAGCCGTGCCAACGTCTTGCCGCGCGCCAAGTGAGTTCTGATAGGTGTTCGCAGGCGCAGTCGGAGCTGATCCGAACACCTGTCCATCTGTCGGTGCCGTAGGCGACGGAGCTTGCGGCATTGCCATTGGGGCGCCGAACCACTGCGGAACCTGCTGTTGCTGAAACCCAGCATGGAATTGCCCAAGGTCAGCAGCCTTGACACCGTACTTTGTGGCAATCTGGTCGTCGGACAAACCCTTGCTGCGGGCGTTGTTGTATTCCCATTGCAGCCCATAGTCTGCTGTGCCGACGTTCTGCACCCCACCCATCGAGTTTGTGTAGGTATTTATGAGTCCAGCCATAGCGGCCTCCAAAACAAAAACCCCGCTCAGTGGCGGGGTCCGATAAATTTAGGGCGAGCGAAGTCGCGGCGGTTAGATTCTACAGCGTCATCAACAATGAAACAACAACATCAGAGTACCTTTTTGCCCATCTTGTAAATGTCGCCCGTGGTCGTGTCAATCTCAAGCACGCTCACCGCGCCGTTCTGCACCCGCAAGCGACCATCTCTCCACGACCACGAAATCGTATCGGTCGGCTCGAACGTCATGCGCTGCCCTGGAGCGAGGCGGATGGCTGACTGGGTTTTTGCTGTGGAGAGATCGAGTCCTACAACGTAATTACCCTCCAGATGGATCGCTCTCGTTGCATTGGACGCCAAGTGCAATCCTGCGTACCGGAAATGCGTAGCCTGATAGCCGACACCCCACGTTGCCCACGGAGTTGCCTGACAGGTTCCAACGCGCACACCGACAGAGCCTTCCGCTGTACCTTGCGGCTTCTTTTCGCGGATCGTACCAGCATCTCCGACAACGACATCAACCCCGAAACGCAGTCCGTTATCAGGGCCGGATACCCAGCAATCGACCTCCGCACCAACAAGGCCAGTGGAGTCGCCGGGGGTGGTGTCGCAAGTCTCAATGCAAGCACCCCAAGTCGGGCCGGAGGAATGCTTGTTTGCCTGCGCGTAAAGGGCGACGTTCTCTCCCGCCTTGGCGTAGTTATCCAGCAGGAACAGCGCGTTCCACTCAAACGCCACCTCATCCGCTCCGGTGATCGTGTGCGTGTAGCTGGCCGTATTGACGTTGCCGGGAGTGCCGCCAGAGACACCACGCGCGTCCCGGGCAATCGGTGAGCCGTAGCCGTCGTTTGCGGTTGTCACAGAGTCTTCGCCAGATTGAACAGATCAGTCAGTTGCTGCTCAGTCACACCGAGTCCTGCAGCCATACTGACAACCATTGGGTGATTGGACTCAAACGAGGTAGCGTCGCTCCACCAGATTTTTAATTGCCTATCACCGGCAGCGATTGCTGCTTCCACATCGTCATAGAGGCCGACTTGATCTAGTGCCTGTTTGATCTGTCTCGGACTGACGATGATCGGTTGCGGTGTGGTTGGGTCGGCGGGTTCTGGTGTGTTGCCTTCTGCAAGCCATGCGAGGTATTGTTGATAGTCCCTGTTAGCCGGATCGAATGGGATACAAGCGCCATCATCACGGATCACTGAATCTTGATTGGTTAGTTTGTAGTTCATAGTTCAATCTCCGCTTTCCAATGACAAGACCACTGATTCCCTTGAGTTGCCAGATTGTTTGCACTATCCAACCCACAGTGCCACGTTGACGCTGTTGCAGCAGGGGCCGCAATGTCTGATGCACCAGTAACATTCCTTATCTGCCCCGATGCCCCCGTTGCTGGCGAGTAGAACGTCACTGTAGGCGCCGCACGTTTAGTCGCCTTAAAAGGGAAATGTGCTGTTAACGCTTCTGTTGTACCGTCAATATATGCCCATCTGCCCGTAGCTTGATTCGTCGTTGTTGCTGTACCGGGAGCCGTTCCTTCTACATAACTTTGTTCGTAATACCTCTGACACAACGCCAACTCCACACCATACGGGCGAGTCTCGAATGGGGTTGCTGTTTGACCAACTTCGAGTTGGATGGATGCGATCTCAACGTAGTCGTTTGAGTCTGCTGCTGTTCCGGTGTGGTTGGTTTGGAAGTCCACGCTCAACTGTGAAACCGTCGCCCCACATGCTGACGCTGTTGAGTAGGTAAACGTCTGCCAGCTTGTCGTTAACGTGGCGGCTTGGTTTATCACATTCGTTGTCCCAGTGAACGACGTCCCAAGTGGCGCCCCCGACTGGTCTGTTCCAGTTCCAGATCTGACTTTTACGTTAAGGCTTCCAGATCCAGCACCCCCGTAAGACGAACCACAACGCGCTTTGAATGACAGCGTGAGATTTTTCGATTGGGTAAATATGCTGTTTGCCGTTTCGAGCGTCTGCTGCAAATAGAGCGCAATGACTGAGCTTCCGTTATCGCGAAGCATCCGCATACAATACCAACTACCCTCCGGGCCGGTCTGCCTGCTGAATGTAACCCCAGCCGCAAACGAGGGAGCCGCACACATCCATCTGTCTGCAGATACGTAGGAGTTTGGTTGGCTTGATCCACCAGCCGCACTGGTGGATCGTTGCCACACATCAAAGTTTCCGTTGATGATCTTGTTCCTGAAACCGAACGCAGAACTATCAGGGCCAGATCGGGCTTCGATGGTGTTTGTCAGTGCGAGGGCGGTTTTATTGGTGAGTGTGTCAGTTGTAGCCTTGCCAACCAGCGTGTCCGTCGATGTCGGTAGCGTCAGTGTTCCGGTGTTGGAAATTGACCCGATAATCGGGGTAGTGAGTGTCTTGTTGGTGAGGGTTTCTGATCCTGCCAACGTAGCAAAATCACCATCACTTAGCGCATTATTGAACTGAGCCGTGGTTCCAGAGATCGTGTTGCTGCCCAAAGCAATCGTCTTGTTGGTCAGCGTCTGAACAGCGTCAGTGACAACATCCCCTATTCCTGATGGTGGATTGATCAAGGTCGGCTGCCCCGTGCCATCAAACGACATCACCTTACCAATGCGTGATGCTGCAATAGGCAGAGCTGTCGCCGTCTCGCCATCTGGCAACTTGACCGCTGCATTGGTCTTAACCTCGACGTCATCGAACCCGGAGGTGACGTTATCGAGTGCGGTATTGACTTCTTCGGCGCGAGCGGCGTCAAATCGAACGAAGCGATTGACGCTTGCGCCCCAATCGAAAAATGAATTGCTCGGCATTTCGTTACCTCGCTAAACCAAGAATACTGTGATGGACCAGGAGGCCCTGGATGTTGAACGGCTCATCGAGCGCCGACTCGTGCCAGATCAGGAGGGCCATGTTGCGACCGACCCCAGCGACGTTGGCTTCGACTTGCGTCTGGACCGGCATTGACCACAGGAACGTGTCCCAACTATCGACGTCCCACTGACCGCCGCCACCCTGGACGGATGACGACTGATTGATCGATGGTGCATACTTGCCGTCGCCGTAGTCGAACAGTTGACGGAAATTCAGAGTAGTCTGGCTCGGTGCATCAAGCTCCATGACCAGTTTGCGGAACCGCTTCTTGTTGCTCGGTGACTTGAACGAGTTGAACGGCAGCCGGGTAACGCTGGGAATCTCGACGCCGTCGAACGACGTGCCAACGTCCTCGCGCATGACATAGCCGTCAGTGGTGCCGAAGAACAACACCTCGGCGTCGTCGATGGTCCCGGAGGCGCTGCACGATATCGCGGTGTTGTAGTCACACCGGGTGACAGCAATGTCTTCCGGTGTGATCACCGCGTTCGGCGTCAGCACGGTCACCGTGATCACCACGCCGGTGCTCGAGTAGATCCGGTATTGGTTCTTGGTGCGGACAACCTTGGAGCCGATGATATAGGGCAGGATCGCATCGAGATAAGGCTTGACCATCCGCGAGAAGATCGACATCTCGAACGAACCGAAATTCTGCGTAGCTTGCAATGAAGTGAGTCCGCGATCGTCAAGGGCGACCACAGACTGCGCAATCTCCTGCACCGTCTTGAACCTGGCGCCAGAGCTGTAGGAGTTGGCGGTCAGTTGCCAGGTTGTTTTGTCGGAGCCCTCGAGGATGTATGTGCGCTCATCGCAGTAGATCGCAAGAAGGCCTCCCTTCATGCTCACCAGGCCGTCCAGATCGTCGCCTACGCCGATCAGTGCCGCGGTCGAGGTGTAGGTCATAGGGTCGCCGAGATTCGACGTCTGAAGCTGCCCATACGGATAGCAGAGAAACATGTGATCGCGATGCGCCGCCAGCTCGAACGGCTTGTCGGAAAAGTCGGCCTTACCGATCTCCCAGTCGGTGATCGTTCCCGATCCAACTGTGGCTGTGATATTCATCACCAGGGTGTTGGTGCCGCTGGTGTAGCTGGTCACCGTACCCGTCATCCGATTGCCGGCGTTCGCCGTGCTCCAGAGGATTAGGGTGTCATTGGCCACCCAGCTACGACTGGATTCTGCAATGGTGAAGGTCTTGGCCCCAGTTCCGATCGTGTTGCTCGAGGTGCTCGTCCCCTGACTGCCGTAGATCGGCGCCATGAAAGAGAACGTCGTACCATCGTACTTCCACGAACGGTTCATTCCGTCAGCGCCAAACAGGTACAGCGACGTCGATGATCCGGAGAAATTGGCCTGAATCATGCGAACGTCGCCACCGGGATAGAGCCCTGACTTGACCATGGTCCATCCAGAACCCGTGGCTTTATAGAGGACAGCGGTGTTACTTCCTACCGCATTCCTGACGCAATACACTACATCGTTGGCGACGCCAATACCTAGTATCGCGCCCTCCCCTGCCGGCTTCTGGATCGCCGTGCGGCGGTCCTCGACGGCCAGCGCGCGGTAGGTTGAATTCAATGTCTCACCGATCGACCCGAGGTGGGTGGCGGCAGAAGCCAGCGCTTTGGTGACGGCAGAGACTTTGATGTTGTCGTTGTTTGCCCATGCGCCGGTGACATTCCCCAGGATCAGGCGACCGGCAGCATCACCGCCAACCCATGATCCAGTCTCGAGCTCAACGAGCAGAACTTCCGCTGAGGCCGATGTCCCGGTGACGATGTCGCCGACACTGATCGCCGCGGTGCCGGTGTCGAACTCCTGGACGTAGTAGGTGGCTAGATGTGGCTCGAGGCGCCCGTCATAGCGTTCGAACCCGGCGATGCGCCAGTACCCCTGAGAACCGAAAATCTGTTCGTAGTTCAGGCACTCGGTCATCATTCCCGGCTTCATGGTGAGCTGGGAGTCAATGAGATTCAACCCCCCGCCCAGCGGGACGTAATCGACCTTAGTGGTCATGCGAGCGTCGCTCCGGTATAAGGCGTCAGGAGCTGATCCGCCTCGATGCGATTGATCCAGGTTCCGTACTTTCTCTGAGCGTCCTGGAACAGCGCGGTGTTCTCATCGTAGGCTGCGTACTTCATCAGCCCGAGAATCCAGATCGCGTCGTGGTAGCGGGTCGGCAGCGAGGGTGTGTCGGTGTTTGTCGTCATGTAGGACGGCCGCGAGTAGTACTCGAAGCGGATCTGGCAATCCACCGTGGGCACCGGATCGATCTGCATGTTCTCTGCCGGATCGATGGTGACGCTATCCGGCAAACCCGTTCGCGGCACCCCGTAGAGGCAGGTCGCACGGAATCCTTCGTACTCGAAGAATGTCAACCATGACTCGGTCCCAGGCGCGCCCGTTTGCCGCTGACGAAACGAATCACGCACGGGCACACAATCGAAGCCGAGCGCAGCCAGGTCGTATTCGCGCTGATTGGCCACCGTCGTCACGAGGCCGTTGCTGTTCCACATGAAGCGCCAGTTCGGCCGCTTACCCTGGATCTCGTACCAGGCATCGTTGATCCAATCGACGACATTCTTCGCCATTCCAGACTGCGAAGAAACGGACGCAGGGCCGGAGCCAGAGAGCCCGGCTTCCTGATGCAGTTTCTGCGCAAGCTGGAGGAAGTTCATATCAAGCAGCCTCGGTCATAATGTTCTTCAGCCACACTGCGCCCCGTGGGTTCGGGTCGTACATGACGCTGAAGGGATAGCGAAGAGATGACGACTGGCGGACGACGTTGGTGCGTGCGCCGCTACCATCGGTGATCTCTGGCGTGGAGATGCGAGTGCGCTTGCAGCGTGCGAGAACCTCGACGTATTTGCGCTTGACGTCCTGCGGCTGACCGCGGAAGAAGAACTGATTGGTGCCATTCACCGCAACCTGCACCGGGTTCTCAGCATTCGGGTCTGTGTCCTCGTGAATCATCACGGTGACCTTTTCCTCGGCAAAGGCCAAGGCGGCCGCATAGTCGTCTTGCAACGGCTGGGCATGGACTTCCACTGTGCGCAGTTCATCAAGGCTGTCAGCGATCGATCCAGAGGGCGGCAGGACAACTTCCTTGTCCTTGGCGAGCGGGAGCTCTTGGGTATTCAGTTCTTTTTCAGGCCAACGCGGCATGGGGCAATCTCCTTTGGGAAATAAAAAAAGGGGCCCGAAGGCCCCTTGTTGGGTTGAAGCGTTACTGCGTTACGACGCGACAACCGTACCCGGCAGGGCAAAGAAGTCGTAGAACGTACCTTGACCGTTCAGGTCGGTCGTGCCGCCGGTATAAGCAGCGGTAGCGACAACCTTGAGGCCACCGATCACGCAGTTTGTGGCGGGGGCTGCCGGCCAGCGGATATTGGTGTTACCATCACCAAGCTCGGTTGTCGTGACCTCGTCGCCCTTGGTAAAAGTGACGTTGCCGCTCGAATCAAGGGAAATGGTGTAGAGACAGGTTGTGGCATTGGCCTGAACAGCAGTCGCCGTGATGGCGATGTTGTCGGCGTCCGCCTTGTGGTACAGAACACCGCCGATGCAGTAGTCGATGCCAGCACCGTTGGGGGCGACGATCTTGAAAGTGGCCGAGTTGGTGCCTTCGGCCAGGCCGCCCTTGGACAGGCAGAAGGTGCCTGCAGTAGTGAAGTTGCTCAAGTTCATGTCAGTCTCCTGAATTAGGAAGCGGTGGTAATAGTGATCGCGTCGAAGACCGAGCAGAAACCGTATGCGAACCAGTTAGTGCCATCGCATACAACATCAACACGGTCGCCAGCAACAGCTTTTCCATCAACAAGCGAGATGGTGTCTCCACCACTTGTCTCGAAGTCAGGATCAGTAGCCGAGTTGACATCGACGGTATAGACTTGACCCTTGATGATGTTCGCCGAGCTGGCAGATACCACCGTGTAGGACGCACCAGACGGAGCAGCCGAGACGATGAAGGTAAAGGCCAGGCCAGCAGCGGGTGCCGGTAGGGTCGTAGCGAACTCCGTTGCAGAGTTCAGGAAGATGGTCTTCCCGTTGTCAGCGGCGGTCAGCGTGGTGGCTGCGGTGCGCGTCTCTGTGGCGCCGAGTGCGACCGGGGTTTTCGTCCCGGACAGCGTCGTGGCCTCAAGAACCGCTCCCTTGCCAAAAGAGAGTTTATTGGTCACCAGAATGTCAGTGACCTTTTTCCAGAGCAGTTGCATGATGATTCCTTTCAGGAAGGATGGGCCGGCGTTACCCGGCCCGGATGATCAGGATCAGAGAGCGCGGGCGCCGACGTTATAAACAGCGTACCAGCCCTGGTTCAACAGGACGGTCGTCGCGTAGAACTTGGCACCGATGTAGCCGCGCTGTCCCAACGGGTCGTTCTTGTCCTTCTGGCCGACCGGGATCACCGAGACGTCCATCGAACCCGCACCACGCAGAGCCAGGTCGCCGAAGGCGTCTTCGGCCAGGATGATGGCCTTGTAGACGTCCGGGTTGGTGCCGCCGGTGGAGTACAGGTTGAAGGTCGCAGCAGTCACCGAGGACGCAGCATTGGCGGTCGAAGCCAGTTCAGGCGAGAGGATGAAGCGGAAGTTCTCGCAGGAACCAAGCTCATGCTCGGACATCACCTTGCGGCTGCCGTACTCGCTGACATGCTTGAAGCCCGGCAGTTCGCGGATGGACGCCTCGAGGTCGGTGTGACCGATGAACACATAGGCAGCCTCAACCGGGGCGGTGGCAAACTTCGGCGACGCATCGAGAATCGAGGTGATGCGCTTGGCGTGGTTAGCCTGCAGGTTGCGCGAGATCTTGCGCAGACCAGTGATCGAGACTTCACCATTGACGGTGGCAACGGTCGTACCCGTGCCGCCGTAATAGATGTTGGTGCCAGACTTCAGCTCGCCCCAGGTGATCATTTCCTTCAACAAGCCCATACGCTCGCCGAGCTGCTTCTTCATCTCGGCAGGGACGTCGTCCTCGTAGAGATCCGCGGTCTTGTCCGTATAGCTGTACAGCGCGCCGTACTGGACCAGGGTGCCGGTGACGTCACGCGGCACGAGCGTATCCGCGGTCGGCGTGGAGCCTTCCGACAGGATGTGAGCCGCGGCCGAGACGGACGGACGGTTCTGCGTGTTAGCGTCACTGGTGGTGGCGCCGTAGGGCAGGTAGGAACGGAAGACGATCTGGGCGCCGGCGTTCTTCGGCAGGTCTTTCTTCATACCGAACTTGCCGAGCACTTCAATGCTCATTGCATGAGCCAGCAACTCGCCCTTGATTTTGTTAATCCGCCCAGCGGGCGATGCATATTCAAACTGTGCCATTTTGATGCTCCTTGATTAAAGTGCGACTAAGCCCTCCGGACTTGCTTGAAGCCGGAAAAAAAAGCGTCGTCGTCATTGACTGTGGGCGGCGTTGAAACAACACCACGCGGCGTGGTGGCTGCCTCGAGCCGTTTCTGCTTGGTCTGCCTCGCGGCTTGCGCCCTGTCGCGCCAACCTTTGAAGCGATCGAACTGATCGGATAGGTACAGGGCGTCCCAGGAGTTCTCGAGCTCATTGCGCTCGTCCTCCGGTAATGTCCCTTCCCACACCTTGAAGTCATCACTCTCTCGAATGGTTTGCCAATCCCTGTGCTTCATCGAAAGCAGCTTGATCTCAGCCTGCTTCTGAATCCGATCAAGTCCCTGGGTGAACTTCTCCTCGATAGGAGCAAGATCAACCTGGGTCTGGGGCTGCCCTCCAAGCGGCAGCTTCGACAGACCTTTGGCGATTCCGGCGGCAAGCTCAGGAAATTCCGCGTTCAGTTCCTCAAACATCTCCGCAGTAACTTCCCGCGGCGCTGCCGACTGCTGCATCTGCGTAAGTCGGCCATTCAGATCCCCGTAGCGACCGTGTATCTGCCGCAACTGCGCGCGCAACTCATCGACTTCGTTCGCCTTAGCCAGTGCGGCCTTGATCTGCGACTCGGTGAGGCCGGCGAGAACCGGCTGTTCTTGCTCTACTTCGGGCTCTGTTTCCGCATTGGGATCTGGCGTGACTTCTGGCTGTGATTCCGCGGTGGGGGGCTCATCGCCTCGCGCCTCGGCAAACCCTGCCTCGAATCCAGCCTCGTCTTCAGCGGTTGTTGAGGACTGCTGTACTTCCTGGTCTTGTACCTCTTCGGTCATTGATTGACTCCGCAAACAACAAAGCCCACCTCAATGGGTGGGCTCAACACACGGCCAAGGACTTCGTCAGTCGTCAGCCACAGTCGGCGGGTCCGTTTCCAGAGCCACCAGATTCTTCAGTGCGCGGATCTGTCCGCGAATCGATGCCGTCGTCACTGCATCGAAGTCACCGTCATTGCGTCGGCGAAGCATGTCTATCTGCTCCGCGATATGTTCTTTCAGCTTCAGCCACAGCGCGCTGTGGCGCTCTTCATGGGTGAGTGTCAACGCTGGAACGCCATCCCGTTAGGCGCCCGACCGCGCGGCTCCACGCTGGGCGTGGCTACCTGCGGCACTTGCATCGCGTTGCTTGCTGCGGCAAGTTCCTTCTGGGTTTGCAATTTCATCGTCTCCTTCGCAAGGGACGATTTGATTTCATCCAAACTGATCTTTTGCTGCATGGCGTACTCGAGCAATGCCAGTTCGCGCTTCACATTCAATTCAGCAAGTCTGGCCTCGTGCTCGCGCATCGTGCGGTCCGTCTCGGCCTCGACGTAGGTGCGGTCCCGGTCGGTATCGAGCTGGACCTTCTGCATCGCGACGTCGGCGTGCATCTTCGCTTTCTCCATCTCAACCTCGGCGCGGATTTGCGCGGCCTGGACCTGTGGCGCCGGCTGAGGTTGTTGCTGCGCCATCTTTTCCTTCTCGTCGTCGTCAAGCTCGATGCGCTTTGGATCTAGCTTTTGCGCGCGCATGGCCTCTCGAATCCACTTGGATGGGCTCATCTCGAACGCCGGATTCATAACGAACTGGCCCATCTGCAGGATCGCCTGGTTGGCCAAGTCACGCTCCACCAGCGCCGTGCTGCCGCGGGCGTCGATCGTGAAGTCACCCTTCTCGTCGTCGTCCTCGCCATACTCCATCAGCCACTCGTACATCGCGCGGATGAACGGCTCAGTGATGCAGTCATCGAACGTGCGCGCAATGCGGCGCAGTACGCTCGAGGCGTTGTTCATCAACATCGTCATACCACCGACCGTATCCGGCGCCTTACCCTGCATGCCTTGCAAAAGCTGCGGCAGCCCGGTGACATCCTCGGCCATCTTCATCGCGAATTGAACGATATTCATCAACTCGGCCTGCATGGATGGCAACTGGATCGAAGCGAAGACATCATTGACCCGAACAGCATCATCAGTCACAAACCAGATCTTTCTCGGTGTGATCGCCCAGCTTCCATCTGCCGGCTCGACAGCACCGCGGCGCATAACGAACTGCCCGCCAGCGGACACACCAGCGTTGTCCATCATGTTCCGGCAACCCGCATTGACGATGCGCTGCGGCGTGCGGATCAGGCGAGCCACACCAGAGCCCCAGACCGAGTTGGTCTTGCGCTGCCACGGCATCATCTGGTACGGAAAGCGCTCCGACTCCAGCGGCTGCAGCGCTGCCTTGATCGGTGTGTCGTTGATCATCGTGACGATCGCAAACGCACCACCCGTGTCCTCGGGCACATCGACACCAACGAGCTTGAGATCCTTGGCATCCACCATTCCGTTGAAGTACCAGATTTCGTACTTCTCCTTTTCGGAGACGGACACCTTCTGATTCACATTGCGCGCGTTCTCGAACTTCTTGCCCGGGCCCTCCTCGAGAACCTTCTTGATCTGGTCGTTGAGGTATCCGGGAACGCCAAGCAACTCCTTGACCTGGCGCACAGTGATCTCGTCACGCTCCCAGACGTAAGATCCACGCTGGACGTCTTCGCCGCAAGCTGGATCAGGATAGAAGTTCCACGGGTCGATGCGCTTGGCTGACGGTGAGTAATCAACCGCCATTGTCATTGCCATGCCTTCGGGCGTCTTGGTGACGGCGCGACGTGTTTTCTTCTCGGGGAACGGCCCCTTGAGAATGCCGACACCCAGGCGAGCGCAATCCTCAATGACCTTGCGCACCTCGGCGTGATACTGACATTCGATCAGCCAGTCCTCGATCCGCTTCTCCGCGGCCTCTGCCCGGCGTGTCGCCTCGGCCAGTTCCTGCTTGGCCAGGTCGGCTATGGTGGGCTGCGGCTGCATCGGTTGCTGCGGTACGCCGGGCTGTGGCACATTGGCCATGCTCGGCTGTTGCGGCGCTGCCGGTCGCATATCCTTCAACGCCTGCGTGAGTTGCGGGATCGGCGTGGGCTTTATGCCCCAGTTGCGATCGTCGGTCGGCAGCAGCATGTCAGCCACCTTGGCGGCCGCAGCATCCACATAGGGCCGGGTGATGTTCAGGAACACCGTGCTGCGGACATCCTTGCGATCCGCCTTGCCGACGAACGAACCACCGACGGCAGACGGCTTCAGGGCGCCCCTCGTCTCGTCACGGTTGGCGTCATCAATGCCCTGGTACTGCTCCTCCGACTCCCACCATTCTTCCTCGATGCCGGATGACTTGCGCCCGTCGACGGCATCGTCGCGCTTCCTTGCCAGTGCCGCTCCGAACGCCTCTATCTTGGCAAGCTTTTCCTCGCGCTGAAGACGCAACATCTCCTCGACTTCTGCTGGGAGCATGCCGTCGAGTTGATCCATATCGTCTCCAGAAATAAAAAACCCACCTCCTGGGCGGGTTTCGTATGGGCGAGCGGGGTCGCCACGGTGATAATCCTACGCTATTAAATAGCGCACGTCAATAGTTACCTTCTACATCTGCGCCGATAGCGAATCAGCCAGTCTGACGCCTCATTGATGACGTGACATTCTGCTGCGTCGTACTCATAAACATTGTCGTACTGATTGGCGTTATCGTAGGCACAGATCCCAACGACAACGACCCCCCATGAATTACCCCAGTTTCGGAGCCACGCTGTACCCCATGCGCTCATGGATTATGTCCAGAAGTCAGGAGCTTTGTTCTTCGTCGCCGTACTGGTGCTCTGGTAATGCAAGTCAAGGTAGAACGCGAATGGTTTTGTCGTGCCGCCACCTGATATTGTCGGAATCGTCGTCCAGTTAAAATGTACCAGCAACAGACCGTCAGGCTCTATCAGGTCACGGTCAAAATGTGTCGAATCGCCAGCGGCGTTGGTGATCTGAAATTCATCGATACGATGGGCGTACTGCGGCGTGTTGCCGATTGTCAAACCGGCAAGCGTTTGCGTGATGTGAATCTCCGCAGGGAATGTCGCTTGACTGTGGCCTTTGGCATAGGTCAGGTAGTAGTCGATCACGACACTGTTGCTGATGCTCGTTCCGTTGTGGCCCCAGTGTAGATGCAAATACAGGTCACTCCCCGGAGCGTAGTCATGCGGAATGTGGAAAACAGCATCCATATCCTCACCATTCGCGTAAGCGAACCACCGGACGTTTCCACGAAACGTGGTCAGCGTTGGGCTACCAACCCCACTTGTCTTTGGGATAAGCGCCCCTTCAATATCTCGCCATCCGTGCGCCCCCTCAACCAGTAGGCCGACGCCTTGCGCCGCGCCAAGCGACGCGCCAGCCGGAAGACTTGCCACCGTACTATCATCCCCAAGCTTCGCCTGTAGCGCCTCGATGGCATCGTTGGCATTGGCGTGCTGCTCCGAATGCGGGACCGCTGTCATAGTGTCCGTACTGGCGGGATTCGTCAGTACATCGAGTGCTGCAGGATAATTTGTACTCATACCGGCCTCCACGGGTCGCCTTCGGTTCCTGCGCCCGTCACTGTTTCACCAGCTACCTTGATGATCTCCGCGTAGATCGGCGCAGACGATGCCGCAGTCAGCACCTGAGCGGCAATGTCTGCTTTGTCCTGTGCCGTGACACCAGACCCCGTGGCATACGGCACCACATGATCGGGAGTAAGAAAGATGTTCCCCGTAGAGCCAGCTGTATCAATAATGTCCGCAGACAACCCGCTCGTCGCATCGCGCCCATATCCACCAGTGACAACCAGGTCGGTCGCAGAGGTGTTGCGAATCTTCATACCACTCAACAAATAGTTTGCTGTGTCCGGCGCAGAAATGTAGGTGAAATCGTTGGCAATACCCGTCTGCGTGAAGTTCCAATACACGAAGCAAGCATAGATTGTTGGATACGACACCGAGCCGCCAGCAATATTGCAATTCACCCGGTCAGGTGATGCGTCGGTGAATGTAATCCCACTCGTCGCGTAGATCGCAGGCCCGTCGATAGCATTGCTGTTGTAGGTCGTGTCGTTGGTCTGATTCACCAGATACGAAATGGCGGCGGTCTCATCCGTCTGCCCACAAGTACCGATGCTGCCTTCGATAAATTCTTTCGCCGTTGCGCCAGAAACATACGATACCCGCAGGCGAATCGCTCGATCTGCCGCCGCAGGACTGCCATCCGTCCATGTGTACGGGAATGTCGGAGTGCCGTTGTAGAGTTCTGTCGATGATGTCGTATCGTAAATCTGAATACGGGAACCAGACGTAGCGCCGCTGATCGTCACCGACTGGTAAATCTGTGGCGTCTGCACCGTGATTGCCGCGCCGGTATTGTTTGCCGTGGTATAGCTCACTCCACCAGCAAGCTCCACCGTAATCGCATGACTGCCTGACGCATTGCGCAGATCGATGGTGCCGGAGAGAGTTCCGCCGCTCAGGACATAGGTTCCCGGTGCGGTCGGTGTCATGATGATGATCGAATCCGTTGCACCGAATGTGTAAGTCCCCGCAGCACCGATGGTCACAGTGCCGCCGCTGAATGACGGCACCGTAGCGGCCTGACTGAATGTGCCGCCGGTGTAGGTGTAATTCGATCCGCCAGCAAACTCGGTTGCCAATGTATAAGCCCCCATGCTGATCGAGCCTGAGCCGTTCAACACCGCACCGTCAGATACTGTGACATTGCCAGCGGCGAACAGCGCAGGAGAACCAGCAACACCAGCGCCCGTGAGTGCCAGCGCAGAACCGACATTTAGCACCGCCTGCGACTGATGGTAGTCGTAGAGTTTCTGGAACGTGTTGCTGCCGGTCACTGATGTGGATGACGACGCGCCCCACGTAATTGTTATGCCGGTGTAAGCGGCAGCAGTTGCTTCACTCGCTGAAATCACCAGATCAGGCGATACCACGGGATTGGTCTCGTTGAACAAGAACCCGTAATGCCGTGCTCGCGTGACAAATGGCGCCACCGGGCAACCAGCGAAAAACGCCTTAGCTCCCGCTGTTGATGATTGCGCGGTAAGTGTGACCGTGAGATTCCCGTCCGCCGATCCGCTGTTGGTTGCGGTACAAGTCAGTGTTTCCCATGTATCCGCCGCCGTACCTGCATCCATTGTCGTAATGACTGGCGTAATACCAAGGCCGCTGATCGTCACACTAGGCAACGTGCTGGCACCGTAGGCAGGAGTCCCTGACTTCCTGACCAATACCTTGAGATTGATCGTCTCACCGGCTTTTGCCAACACATAAAATTCATGCGTGATCGCCTGCGTTGCATTACAGGTCATCTCGATGGATGAGGTTGATCTGCTGACCGTCCCGGTATTGCGCTGAATGGCCGGAACCGTACTGCTGTGACGGGTGTAGATTTCCTGTACCGCAGGATCGACGTTTTTATTAATAATCTCCAATCGGGTGAAATCCAGGGCAGAGGCACTGAATAGATTACTGGCCTGCACAGAACAATCGATCAATGTCGCACGTATCGGGCCACCGCTCGCAGTAAACGCAGTGCCGCACGCCGCCGAGAATTTTGTGCCTATGGTTGATTGGCGAAAAGTGGCATAACTCAGTATTGATGAGCTTGCCCGCATCCCTCCACCACAACTCCAAATATCGTAAGTGCCATATGTGATGTTGTTCTGCGGAATATTTACCCCCCACGCGCAACCAGACGCCTGATTGCCGGAAAATACATCAGAGGGATTCGGACTGGTTACTCCTACCAATCCCCCAAACACGCAATTGTTTGTCCAACTTACAGTGGATAGAATGGTCTGCGCTGACTCGAGCGCCGCTACCGACGTATTCACATCAGAAAAACCGACACCTACATTAGTGGATACCTCAAATGTGCCAGTCGTTGTTTGCAGTTGGTACAGTCCGGAAGCTACCCCGTTGTAATAAAACGCGCAATTGTATAGACCCCCTAGTTGGTCCGCCGTCCCATGCAACCGTAGTGCATAGCTTGGGAATGTCGTGTAGCCAGAGGCCATATTCTGAAAACACACATCACGCGCAACCCGAGTCGGAGACCCGGATTCGGTTGCGTAATTCACAAATGATTTATATGCCTGATTGCTCGTCCCTATCGTGACGTTGCGGGTGAAATTACCGACCGGGCAATCGTCCGCATGCGCCCACGCAACGCCACCACCAGTACCAACACCACCCGACCATGTAATTGTTGCCGTCGTACCAGAACCCGGCGTGATCGTGGCGATTGTGACCTCGTCGATTTTCGGCTGCAGCGTTGCATTGCCGATACCGTCAGTCAGCGAAAAACCGGTGCCAACATTGATTCGGAACGTCGTGCTTGAAGGAACATCGTAAATCGTCCAGTAGGTATTAAGACTGGCCTGCATGTTGGACATGCGCACGCGCGCACCTTTCACCAGCCCGGTAGTGCTGGATACCGTACAGGTCAGGTATGGATCGGAATACGCCGAGGATGTGACATTGAACGATGTCGCTGCCCATGAATTCGTGGTGGCGAATACCAGCCGATCACCAACGCGCCAGCCAGTAGCATCATCCACAACGCAGGATGTATCACCGGCAGCAAGCGCCCCGGAAATCAATGTCCATGATTTTTTCGTGGCGCCTTTCAACGTACAGGATGCTGCACCAGCAACTTCCAGCCCCCGAGAGGTCGCATCGTTGCTGTTGTTCATCAGGATCGTGCAGGCATACGCCGCCGCTGCAGATAGGT